CGACTTCTTGCTTCCAAGGCAAGCACTCTACGCAGACTGAGCTACACCCAGATGATTATTGGTTGGGAAGGGTGGATTCGAACCACCGGCCTGCTGATTCAAAGTCAGTTATTCTGCCGCTGAACTACTTCCCAAAACTCTGTTTTCAACTAGGGTCGTCATCCATGACTATCTGCTGCAGCAACCCGGGCCCGCGAAGCCCAGCACGGAATCGAACCGCGAACCCTAGTTGAAAACAGAGTAAATCTGTTTCCAGTCCATCATCGCTTACGCTAGGACAAAGTTTAAATTTTCAAAGAACTGGAAGATTGATTTTGTCTTTCTTCCGCCGTCAACTCATATCTAAACTGATTCTAGATGAATGTCAACAACTTTTTTCTTGGTGGTGCCAGATGGACTCGAACCATCTCTTCGGGCTTATGAGACCCAAGTCGTTACCGCAACGTGTCACCGTATTCTGGAGGTGTGTGTCAGAATCGAACTGACTACTTTCGTGCTATGGATTTGCAATCCATCCCCTTACCATCCGGGCCACACACCATATTAAAAAACCCTCCTAGACTTTCATCTGGAGGGTTCTTTGATAAGGTATGATATTTAATATCCTTATATAGAACCCTCGCACATACGAATATATTCGCAGGTAAATACCTGGCGCTTATTATTCATTTGAGGTTGCGGTTGGCGAATCATTTAGTGCGAGTTCCTTTAGTTCTGTTAGATATATTTATACATTGTATTCTACGAATGTCAACAAAAAAGTTGAGTTATTTCAAATTATTTTACAGGATCGCTTTTTATTTTGCCCAGGAATCGAACCCGGAACTCTTTCTTAGAAGGAAAGTGTGCTACCGTTGCACTAGCTAATTTTTTGCTGCAACGATCCAAATTGAGGAAGTTAGGCCCGAAGGCCTAACCGATTAGTAGGCATAACGATCGCTCATCAGAGTCTTCAACATAACATTGTATGGAGTAAACTCCTCGAGGTCGTTTGCGAGAACATGCTTCATGATGGAAGGAGAGAAACCAGAAACATGCGCAGTACCGTTCTTGTCGAACTTAACTGGAGTGTTACCGTTTTCCTTACCGTACATGGACAGGTTCCAAAAGACGATCTTTGGAACATCGTAGCCTGCTTCCTTGTACTTACGCTTGATCATCTGCATTGCAGAGTCATCGTAGCGAGTGCAAGCATCGAACTGCATGTCCGAAAGGATGAGCAGCATGTCAGGCATATCTTCCTGAGACACATTGCCCTTAACAGCGATCTTGAGGATCTCATCGAATGCTGCGTGCAGGTTGGTGTTCATTTCCCAGTGAGCTTTTGTCATCTGAGTCATCTTCTGAGACAGAGTACCTTTCAGGTGTTCCATCTTAGGCTTACCAGAGAAGGTCAGGAACAGATCCTTGAAGTCTCCGGTGTTCTTGCTAGCGCAATAAAGGCCAAGAGAAACAGCAATGTCGATTGGCTGCAGTTGGCTGTAGGTGTACCACAGCGAACCCATCGAGCCGGAGACGTCGACCATAGGCAGAACCTTTGCATCGCCGATGTAGTTAGGCATAGCCTTCCACTGTTCATCAGCAACAGCCGCATTACCCTTCACGACAGACTTCACAACATCATACGGATAAACCGCAGAAGCGTTGATCTTGACTTTAGGATCTGAACGCTCAGCAACAGGCTTCTTCAGTTCCGCAATGTAAGCAGAGTAGGACTCTTTTGCATTACGACCGAAAGCTTTCTGATAACGAGCAGACGCGACAGAAGGAACGTGCGAGAAGTTGATAGCTTCCCATTCCTTAGCACACATCTGAGTCTCAACGACATTGGTCAAACCGACAATGAGCTTACGGTATGCCTTAGGAGACAGACCGAGGTATCGAGTCAGTTCGACTGCGACCGGACCTTTACGTGGCATCCACTTTGCTGCCAGACCATTCTTTGCTTCAAGAGCCTCTGCAATCAGAGCGAAAGCCTGATTGCGGTTGATCGGGTTCTTGTAGGCAAAGAGGTCATCCCAACGACCAAGTGCTGGGATTTTGTGCATCAGCTTTCCGGCAAGAGTTGGGTCGGTAGCCTCTAGCGCAGAGAGTAGATTACGGAAGGTAGCACGTTCGCCTGCGCCCTCACGAATGTCACGAGCCCACTGCAGCATACGCAGAGTAAGATCGGCATTCTCTACGAGAGAAGCGGTGAATTGCTTGGTGATATCAGTACCACGAGCGGAACCGATAAGACCGAATAGATCCAGAACTGGCGACTGTGAAGTAGCACGAGCCTTCATACCATTCGCGGTACGAGCGACTGCTTTGTTCTTGGATTTCTGAACTGCATTAACGAATGACATAGTGTATTCCTTTCAGGTTGGATTTACGGATTAGAACCGTTAAGTTTGTTTATAAGACAAATTGGGAACCATTCCCGGTTTTATTTTTTGCTGAAACCAACCTATGGTTTCATAGTTTAATAGTCAGGATCGCGCCTTGCGGCTTTCCTTTTGATTACAAGTCAAATGCTCTAATGAGCTTTAAGATGCTGTAACGATCCTATATTGCTTCGTTCACATCGTAAATACAGTATAAACTGATTCTCTACAGATGTAAATAGAAATATGATGTAGTTTTAGATTTTTTTGTAGAAACCTAGAGCAGAAGACTTGAAAGATGGAAGAGACGTGTCTTCGTCGTAGATTTCAGAAGAGCCAAGGCGATGAACAATGACAAACGTCTGTCCTTCGTCTACAGTCTTCGCAATGTGCCACTGGCACTTTGATTCTTTTCTGTCGCTAATAAAGTATGATTTAAGAAGGTAGTAGTTTTCTTCTATATGATAGATACCTTCGAATTTTTCGCAGGAATGTGTTCCGCCACTTGACAATATAGATTCTATTATCATTTAAATGTCTCCATTTCAAAAAACTATTTATACTTCATAAACTATATAGACAACACCATTGCCACCGCGGCCAGATGTAATAGCAGATTCAGCACATGCACCACCGCTTCCACCACCGTATGTTACAGCTGCCGAACCAGCACCCCTAACTCCATCTGATGCATTAAAATCTGTAACTGACGATCCTAAAAATGATTGAGACCTATTGTTAGCGTAAGTTGCAACCGCAGGATAAGAGCCATACAACGAAACTTTTATGCCAGCAGTTATAGAGTCTGTAGTAGAACTCGCCGCAGTTCCACTGTGAGCACTTAAAAATCTTGGTGCACCACCACCAGCCGCAGATGTACGTGGGTTGCTTCCACTTACGCTAAATCCTCCACCAGCGCCACCAGTAAGATTTGATTGATTTCCGCCAGAAGCAGAGCCCCCGGCCCCGCCTACTCCAGTCACTGCAGTACTCCCACCGTTTGTACTCTGAGCACCTTGACCACCTCCACCACCAGCAGCAGACATATTTAAACTAAATCCTACAAAACTAGATGCAGTACCAGCGTTTCCGCTTATAGCTCTTTGCTCAGCCGTCACCCCAACTCCAGCTCCACCGGTTCCAACAGTAACAGTAGCAGAGCCAGTAGTTGTTCCTGCTATGATACTATATGACATACCTCCTGCGCCTCCACCTCCACCGCCAGCAACACCGTCCGTGTTACCATAAGTACCAACGTTTCTTGCAGGCCAACCCATTCCGCCGGAACCACCAGCGCCGACGACGAATATGTGTATGAATCTTGCTAGATTCTTTCTAGGAGTCCAAGTCCTATTACTAGTGATCCTGTCATATACTAGAAAAGTTTTACCATAAAAGTCATTGATAGATATCTGACCGCTTGCAGGGATCCCACTTGCTAAACCATAATATTCATTCAAAGAAATTGGAGTTGCGCCACCAAATTCGGTTTGTATCTCCAATAGATTTAGAGGACTTCCGCTTGATTTAATCGTCATTGTGATACACCATTGTTACGTACTAACAGATATACTTGGTTCTTAGGAGTCTTTTTTATACATGTAACTCTATAATTGTTTTCTATTGATATATCAATTATTCTTCTAGAGCCAGTCCATTGATCTAGATCTACTACGGTGTCAAAGTCGCTATTGTCGATCAAATTCATATTAGAATCGTATCTCTCTATACTTGACGTAGTTAAGTCTGTAAAGCGATAAACTTTTGTCTCGTATATAACTCCATTTTCTGCATAATAGCCCATCAGTTCAATGCCTTCGCCAATATAGTTAGTATATATTCTAACTTTATCAGTATTTAAGCTTTCAAGTTCTACGTAAAATTTAGTAGATTTTCCGTCTAAGTAATCATTACGTATTTTTTCGGGAACATTTCCAATAAGCATTGAAAAAGCATCAAACGAATTCAATACTAAAGCAACACTTTCTCCGGTTTCGCGAATAGAAAACCCGAGTTCAATAACACTATTTTTTACTTGATCGCTTAAACCGATCAAACTTTCATTTATTTCGTAAAAATGTTCGATGTTCATGATTGGTTCCTATTATACCTCATACACGATTATGATAACCCCATTGCCACCGCGGCCAGACCTAACTGCAGCTTCTGCTGCCACGCCACCGCTTCCAGCGCCATATGTTACAGCTGCCGAACCAGCACCTCTAACTCCAGCTGATGCATTAAAATCTGTGATAGATGATCCTAAGAATGGTTGCGATCTACCGGCTGCATAAGCTGCGACTGCTGGGTATGCGCCGTATGACGAAACGCTAATGCCCGGCGTTGTAGCGTCTGTTGTGGAATTTGTAGCCGTGCCGTTATTAGCAGTTAAAAATCTCGGTGCACCACCACCAGCCGCAGATGTACGTGGGTTGCTTCCACTTACGCTAAATCCACCGCCAGAGCCACCTGTGAGGTTTGATTGATTACCGCCGGATGCAGATCCGCCGGTTCCGCCTACACGAGTCAGGCTAGTATTCCCGCCGTCTGTGTTCTGTCCGCCCGGTCCACCACCTCCACCGCCCGCGGACATATTTAAACCTAGTCCTATAAAACTGGATGCCGTGCCGGCATTTCCGTTTACGGCACTTCTTTCACCAGTAACGCCAACTCCAGTACCACCGGTTCCAACAGTAACAGTAGCAGAACCAGTAGTTGTCCCTGTTATGCGACTATACGCAACTCCACCGGCTCCGCCGCCGCTTCCACCTGCGACACCGTCAGTATTACCAAAAAAACCTACGTTTCTTGCAGGCCAAGCCATTCCGCCGGAACCACCAGCACCAACAACAAATATGTGTATGAATCTTGCTAAGTTTGGTCTTGGAGACCATGTTCCAGAAGATGTGATCCTATCAATTATTAGAAAAGTTTTACCATAAAAGGTAGACATAGGTATCGCGCCAGATGATGGTATTCCACTTGCTAAACCATAGTACTCAGAAAAGCTAATCGGCGCCGGATCGCCAAATTCTGTCTGTATCTCTGTCGTAGTTAGAGGAGTTCCGCTTGGTTTAACTGGCACGGCGAATATTCTTTCTAGTTGATGAGTGGTTCACAACTATTTATAAAGAAGTGTCTGCCAAAATCTTTTTACGAATTACTTTATGCAGTCCAGGGTTCACAATCATCGCCTTTGGAACAATCTCTTGACGAATAAAGTTTCGCATGTACTTTGTATCAGAGTTTGAAGAGTCTTCGATCCAAGATACATTTTTGTTGCGGCACCAGTTCGTAAACTCAGACTTGCGATTCAGTCGAAACGGACGAATCACATTCTTGTTCGAATAAGGAATGATCTTTCCTTCTCCGTGCATCGATGACCAGATCCAAGTCTCTACGCAATCGTCCAAATGATGAGCTGTAATCACTGGAACATCGAAAGAATGAAACCACGAGTATCTTTGATTTCGCCAATACTCTTCCCAAGACTCAGAACGTTCTTTCTTACCTCTGATAGAACCTACTTCGAGTTTTGTTCCAGCAAAGGAAATGCTTGCATAGTATTTTTCTTCAAGAAAACTTATTGCACTACGAGACGTTTCTGTGTCGTGATTAAAGAATAACATGTTGACTTTATGATTCTTCATCAAGAGATCTACGACAGCCATTGAGTCGACTCCACCCGAACACGCAACGTAGACCTCTCGATTAAGAGGGCCTTGAATTTGAATCACTTGTTTGAAACCTCAATCTTTTCAGCCCAGACGCGAGTCGGTGAGCCATATCCAAATTCAATACAGTCCTTCCGAGCACGAGCCAAGCCTGAAGCTTCGTCTCGACACCACGTAAAGGCTCGAACAATTTCACCAGTCACAGTTTCTACAAAGATAACAAAGCGGGGTTCCATCACAGTCCTCCTTTTGATATATTCTAGATTATACTGATTCTAAAAGAATGTCAACCGTCTTTTTCTTTGTTCGTAACTCTTTTTCGTAGATCACTTGAGCTAAAGCGATGATCTCTCTTGTTGAAGTAGAGTTGGATACCACGTCTCTTACAGATCTCGCGACCAGTAAAGTCTTTGTCACGATACTCTTCTCCAAGAACTCGAATGTCGATAGGATACATCTCAAGAATATCTTCGAGGTCCTGCTCAGTAGTATACACGATGATCTCGTCAACATACTTGACTGCTGATAACTGTATGTATCTCTCTACGATGGTCTGAACCGGCGTATTCTTTTCTGGCCGATCAACTGTAGGATCCGTCTGTATTGCTGCGATAAGATGATCACACTTTGATTTTGCTTCACGGAGCATCATTATGTGGCCGGCGTGTAATAGATCAAACGAAGAAGCTACGATACCAATTGTCAATCGCCAATCTCCTTTAGAAGTTCAAAAGTATGCTGCCAATCTTTTACGTGAAATGCTTTACTTGGACTCTTAAGTTTCGATCCAAGAGGATAATCGTTTCCGGTTGGTTCCATTCTGTCTCCAAAGAAGTATATAATATCTTCTTCGTCGAAGTCTTTCAGTATCTGAGACTTATCCTTTCCTTTTGGATAGATGTCAAGACCAGTTTCGCCACCTACACTCGCAGTTAAGTTTGGAAATAAAGTGTTGATCTTTTTTGCAAGAATTTCGCGCTCTTTGGTCTTTTGATCCCACTCTACGTATGAATGACGATCTTGCATACTCGCGTTACGACCTACGATACTAAAGTTAAGCGCACCAGGACGATGTTCTATATGTCTCCCCGTTCTTAATTTAAAACGACTATTTTCCAAGAACATCTCAAGAGTCGACACCAATTCTTCTGGTGCTTTCCAAGCGTCAGATCTTATTCTCTTACCTTTTGCCCATACATCATTGCCTGAACAGTTATAGACAAAGATAGGCCACCTGAGGAGGTCATCTCCTAGCTGTTCTTGAGTCTTTTCATAATCGGAACCAGTGACTAAGTACACTTCATTGCGAATACAAAAATCTTTGAACCACTTGAGGAATTCTTCGTCAATCTTACATCTGCTCGGTGTAAGAGTTCCATCAACATCAAATACGTACTTTTTCATTAAACAAATCCACACCAATGTGTACAGTTATCGCAGGGATCATCAAACATAAATGCCAAATACGACTTGTTTACGTAAACCATGCCGCATTCCTTTAACGTTTAATACCTTATATTTATACTTCTTTATAAATAGATAGTACACCAATTCTATAAGAATGTAAACAGGAAAATGGTATGATACCAAATTATATGTCTCCACTTGAGTTCGTGGTCTCAGTTAAGAGACTACCGAATGTTCAGTTCTTTACACAGACAGTAAACATACCTTCCTTGTCTCTACAAGTTATAGAACAGCCAAACCCGTTTAAGCCTATTCCGATTACTGGAGATAGACTAACGTTCGGCGATCTACCCATTGCATTTATCATAGACGAGTCTATGAACAACTATATCGAAGTTTTCAATTGGATGAAGGGCATAACCTTTCCAGAAAACTATGATCAATTCAAAAACCTAAAGAATAGTGAGTACGGATTACTTACTGATATCTCTATCGTGATAATGAACAGTCATAAAAATCCGAATATCGAAATTCAATTTCAAGACTGTTTCCCAGTGAGTTTATCTGATGTTACGCTTGACACAACTCAGAGTGATGTTGTGTATCCACAAGCTACGGTGACGTTTGCCTTCAAAAACTTCACAATAACTAAACTATAAGGAAATTTTAAATGTACGAATATAGATGCGCTATTCTCCGTGTTGTCGACGGGGATACGGTTGATGTTGACATTGACCTAGGATTTGGTGTATGGCTAAGAAACGAAAGAGTTCGCATCATGGGTATTGATACTCCAGAGAGCAGAACTTCTGACGAAGTCGAAAAGATCTTTGGTCTTGCCGCAAAGAAAAGACTTGGCGAGATACTCGGTGAAACTGCTATCCTGAGAACTCAGAAGCCAGGAAAGAGTGACGAGAAATTTGGAAGAATACTTGGTGACTTCGTTCTAGGTGACAAGACTGCGTGTTCAATGCTTATTGAAGAAGGCCATGCTGTTCCATACTTTGGAGACTCAAAGGATAACGTTCAGGATATGCATAGAGTAAATCGTGAGAGACTTCTGAAGGAAGGCGTCGTTGATTCAGAAGCTTATGAAAAGCTTTTGAAATCAGAAAGCGATTGACATTTTCCTAATATTATAATATAGTTATAATTATTTGTATGATGGAGTTCTGTGATGGACATTGAAAAAATTAATCAGATGTGGGCTCAGGACTGCAAGATTGACGAAACGAATTTATTTCGCGAGTCAGCACGCATTCCTGAGCTTCATAATAAGTACTATAATCTATTCTATAAAGAAGCTCTTAAGATAAAGAAGCTCAAGGCCGATCTCATCGAACTCGAGAAGGCGAAGACCGAATACTATAGCGGAAGTATGGATGAGCTCGAACTCAAGGAAAGAGGGTGGAAACCTTTTGCACTTAAGGTTCTTAAGAACGACATGGAGAGATATGTTCAGAGCGACAAAGAAGTTATTGAACTGAGTCTTAAGATCTCGTTCTACGAGGAAAACGCCAAGTATCTAGAAAACATCGTGAGACAGATAAATAATAGAAATTATATCATTAAGAATATGATAGATTGGTCAAAGTTTCAAGCTGGCGGTGGATAATGGGTGACGTAGTTAGAGTAGAGAGTCTTAATGATGTGCATATGAAAGTGCTCGCAGATCCTGCTATACGTCAGGAGATAATGAACTACTTTTCATTTCGCCCAGAAGGCTATCAATTCTCACCGGCGTTCAAAGCAAGAGTCTGGGACGGCTACGTCAGATTATATCAGCCACTCAGACCGGTTCTATACACGGGACTACTCAACTACCTCAAAAAATTTTGCGATGATCGTAACTATACTCTGGATGCTCCAGATGATATGATCAAGCCGGAAGATATTCCGGATGATTATGGTTACGAAATCGCCAAGGAGATCAACTCAAAGTTTTCTCCTCGTGACTATCAGAACGACTACATAGTGAATGCTCTCAGATCTCGTAGATCGCTTTCGTTATCGCCGACTTCTTCTGGTAAGTCACTCATCATATATTTAATACAGCAACACTACTATCAGTGCTTTGGTCACAGGACTCTGATTATCGTTCCAACGATTTCTCTCGTTCATCAGATGGCTGGAGACTTTGTTGACTATGGATGCGATCCTAAGTTAGTGTACAAGATACAGGGCGGTGTTGATAAGGAAACAGTAGCGCCAATCGTAATCAGTACTTGGCAGTCGCTCATCAAGCAGCCGAAGGAATGGTTTGATCAGTTCCGTGTAGTACTTGGAGACGAAGCTCATTTGTTCCAAGCAAAATCTCTCACAACGATCATGGAAAAGCTAACGAATGCTCCATATCGTCACGGGTTCACAGGCACGATCTCTTCAGAGAGTAAAGCTCACCACCTTGTTCTCGAAGGCTGCTTCGGTAGCATAAAGCGATACGTGAAAACGAAGGATCTGATAGACGATGGAACCGTCGCAGAGTTTAAGGTAAACGCTCTCGTTCTTCAGTACCCAGAGGATAAGAAGAAAGAGTTTCGTAAGGCACTCAACACCATAAAGGTGAAACAGAAAAAGTGGCCTGCTGAAAGAGAATATCTGATAACCAACGAAAAAAGAAATCTTTTCATTCGAAACCTTGTCTGGTCTCTCAAGGGTCAGAACAATCTTATTCTATTTGACTTGGTCGAAAAACATGGTAAGGTCCTCGAGCCTCTGCTTCGCAGAGGCGATCGTGAACTCCATTTTATATATGGTGGAGTCGATGGGGAAGACCGTGAAGCTATACGTCACTTGGTCGAGAATGATCCAGAAAAAAAGCATGACATCCTTGCCTCCTACGGAGTGTTTTCAACAGGTGTCAACATTAAACGTTTGGACAATGTTATCTTTGCATCTGGATCAAAGTCAGAGATCAAAGTACTTCAGTCTATCGGAAGATCCTTGCGAAAAGGAAACGGATCCGACAAAGCAACTCTCTACGACATCGCAGACGATCTCTCTATCGGAGAGTTTACGAACTATACTCTGAACCACTTCAGACGTCGTATCGAGATCTACTCATCGGAACAGTTTGAGTTTAAGATCTACACGATTCCATTGGAGTAGATTCCACAACTGCCAGAATATTAATTCTGATTATACAAGCTCTACAGGAAATGTCAACCAAAAAATGCATCTATAACGAAATAAGTTATCGGTCACTAAGTAGTTGACATTTTTCTATTTTGGTTTATATTATAACAATACGTTAGTATAAGAAGGGCTCCTTATGACACAAAAAAGAATTAAAAGAAACTACGTTAACAACAAAGACTTACTCGAAGCTCTTATCAACTACAAGAACAAGTGCAAAGAGGCTGAAGATCAAGGCGACGAGATACCGAAGGTTCCAAACTACATCGGTGAGTGCATATATCAGATTGCAACGAGATTGGCGACCAAACCAAACTTTTCAGGGTATTCATATAAAGAAGATATGATCATGGACGGTATTGAGAACTGTCTGCTGTATATCAACAATTTCGATCATATGAAGTCTTCAAATCCATTCGCATACTTTACTCAGGTGATCTGGTATGCGTTTCTTCGAAGAATTCAAAAAGAAAAGAAGCAGATGTACATTCGTTTTAAATCGTCCCATAACATGATGATGAACGGTGAAACATATGAGTCTGATGAAGTAAAGCTGCATCTCAATACCAGTGCTGACTATATGAATTCTTTCATTGAAGATTTTGAAAATAAGTTGACAAAGAGTAAAGAAAAAGCTAACGGCGTTGACAAGTGAATGGGAAGAAATCGTAAATGAAGATTGCAATTATTAATGATACACACTTTGGTGTGAGAGGTGATAGTCAAGTATTTTTAGACCATCAAGAGAAATTCTTTCGTGAAGTATTCTTTCCATATCTTGACGAACATGGCATTCGTATCGTGTTTGACCTTGGTGACACGTTTGATCGTAGAAAGTACATCAATTATGTTACTCTCAAGAGAGTCAAGGAGTTCTTCTTTAATCAGCTTTGGGCTCGAGGTATCGAGTATCATGCGATCGTTGGAAACCACAGTGTATACTTTACGAATACAAATGAAGTCAACTCGATGGATCTGCTGCTTCGAGAGTACGATAAATTTCATATATACGAGAAAGAACCAAAGGAGTTGACATTTGGCTCAACTCAGTTTATGATGGTTCCATGGATCACGAAGGATAATGAGGACATCTGTCTCGAAGCTATCGAAAAGACGAATGCTCAAGTACTACTCGGCCATTTCGCAATCGAAGGTTTCGAGATGTTAAAGGGATCGGTGTGCGATCATGGTCTGAAAAAGGATGTGTTTACGCGGTTTCAAGCTGTCTACTCCGGTCACTTTCATCATCCGTCTGAATATGGTAACATCAAGTACCTTGGCGCACAGTATGAAATGACTTGGTCGGATTATGCAGGCCGTCGTGGTTTTCATGTGTTCGACGCAAACACTCGAGACATCACGCTTGTTGAAAATCCAAACCGCATCTTTCATAAGATAGACTATGATGATCGTGATATGACTATCGATGATGTTGCGAATATCAATACAGACGTTCTTAAGAATACATACGTGAAGGTGATCGTCAAGTATCGAACCAATTCATACCTGTACGATATGTTTCTCAACAAGCTGTCTGAGTCTGGCGCAGCCGATGTCAAGTCGGTCGATGACTCTCTGAACCTTGAGTCGGCTGGAGTCTCTGACATACTTGACGAAACGCAAGACACGAAGGATATTCTTCATAACTATATTGATTCAATCGAAACCACGACTGATAAAAAGAAGATTAAGAAAGTTATCGACGATCTTTACATTGAGGCAATGAGTATACAATGAATATCCAATTTAATAAGATACGATATAAGAACATTCTGTCGACCGGGAATGTTTTCACTGAGATACAACTTAATAAGAGTAGAACCACGTTGGTGAGCGGAACGAATGGTAGCGGAAAGAGTACTATCCTCGATGCGATTACCTTTGCTCTATACGGAAAACCGTTTCGTAAGATCAATAAGCCGCAGTTGATTAATACGATCAACGTAAAAGATCTCGTCGTTGAAGTGGACTTTACTGTATCCGGCAACGATTATCGAATTCGTCGTGGTATGAAACCAAACATCTTTGAGATCTATCGAAACGGTGAACTCGTCAACCAGGATGCTGCAGCTCGTGACTATCAGGCATACCTCGAGCAGAACATCCTTGGTCTAAACTACAAGTCGTTCAATCAGATCGTTGTCCTTGGTAGTGCAACATATGTTCCGTTTATGGAACTGCCGGCTTATCAGCGAAGAGAGATTATTGAGGATCTGCTAGACATTCAGGTGTTCAGTACAATGAACCTTCTTCTAAAGGATCGTGTAAGTCTGAATAAGGAATCGATCACAGACAATAACTATCAGATTGATCTAATCAAATCAAAGATCGAGTCCGCAGTCGAACATAACGACTCAATCCGTAAGATCCGTGAAAGCGAAGTTAGCAAGATACGTGAACGTATGCAGGAACATATCGATCGTATTGAAGAAGAAAAGATTCATATCGAAGGTATCGAAACGATCATTAGTGGTTTGATTGCCTCGATCGAGGACAAACCAGCGGTGAAGAAGAAACTCGATAGAACAAAGAGCATTCGACAGGAACTGGACGGCGTTCTTCGTGGTTATCTCAAGGATCTAAACTTCTATCACGATAATGACAACTGCCCGACGTGTAAGCAAGGAATCGATCACGACTTTAAGGAAACGATCGTCACTGACCGTAACCAAAAGAAGAACGAAGCCGAAACTGGTCTTACAGAGATCGAAGCAAAGATTGCTGAGATCGAAGCTCGTGTCGAGGAGATCTCAAAGGTCGAGGATACAATTCAAACGCACAACCTAAAGATCGGCGAACACCGAGCTCATATTAAGATGTCTATGAATGCTCTTAAATCGTTTAAGGATGACCTCGATGCCGCAGAGAAAGAAGTCGAAGAAGTTGACACAAGCAAGCTCGAAGAATATAATAAAGGTCTGAAGGATCTTCAGGCGGATCAGACAAAACTGTTTGATGAAAGAGAAACTCTTGGTGTAGCTGCAGCAATGCTAAAGGACGGCGGTATTAAGACTCGTATCATTCGCCAGTACATTCCAGTTATGAACAAACTCATCAACAAATATCTGTCTGCGTTTGAACTCTTTGTTGACTTTCATCTTGATGAAAACTTTAACGAGGTAATTAAGTCTCGCTTTCGTGACGCCTTTTCGTATGCTTCGTTCTCGGAAGGCGAAAAGCTGAGAATTTCTTTGTCCATCATGTTGTCGTGGCGAGCCGTAGCAAAACTTCGCAACTCAGTCTCAACGAACCTGCTGATACTTGATGAAACGTTGGATGGTGCGATGGATGGCGCCGGTGTTGAAAATCTAATTGACACTCTGCACAATCTGAACAACAACGATAACATCTTTGTGATCTCTCACCGGTCAGATCAGTTTGGAGAAAAGTTCGACTCGCATATTAAATTTGAAAAGGTAAAGAACTTCAGCCAGATCGCAGCATAGGAGTAAAGATTGAAAGAAGTAAACGCATTCCTCGGAGAGAAAGGATACGCATATGACTCTCATTTTCGCAAAGAAACTGGTGATGCCATGGATTTTTTTCGAAGCGACTCTCGCATAACTGTAGTTAAGTTGGTTGACAAATATCAAGTTATGGTGTATGATGGAAAAATGATACAAAGATCTGACCAACCGACAGAACACTTTGTTGTTGAATACTTGAAAGGTATACTATGAATTTCTATACGAACGTTGAACGATACGGCAATACAATTCTCTGGCGTGGATATGAAGATGGAAAGCAGTTCATGCGACGCCATCAGTATCGTCCAACGCTCTTTCTTCCATCCAAGGACGGCGCATATAAGTCGCTGATTGGTGATCGGCCACTTGGTCCGCGAGTCTGTGACTCGATGGCTGAAGCAAAAGAGTTTATTGAACGCCACAAAGACGTTCGTGGCCTTGAGATCCACGGCAACACAAACTACGTAACTCAGTTTATTCAAGAACAATATCCTGACAACATTCAGTTCGATATGAAAAAGATTAACATCTTTTCGTTCGACATCGAAGTTGATATTCGAGACGGTTATGCCAACATCGATGAAGCCGATAAAGAGATTACCTCGATCGCGATTAAATCGTCTAAGTCTGATACGTATCATCTGCTCGGTCGTAAAGATTATGATAAGAGCAAGACTCTTCTTAAGATCGATCCAGAAAACATTCAGTTCATGAAGTTTGACACTGAGCAGGCTCTGCTTCGTAGGTTCATGCAGATCTGGCAGAACGACTATCCCGATGTTGTAACCGGTTGGAACGTTGAGTACTTTGACATTATGTACATCGTAACTCGTATCATTCGTCTGTTTGGCGAGGATACTGCAAAGAAGCTGTCGCCGTGGGGATCCATTCGTAAGAATACTCGAGAGATCTTTGGCAAGCCACAGTCAACATATGCAATCTCTGGTATGACCGTGATTGACTATATGGACGCGTTTAAGAAGTTCGGTTATAAGTATGGTCCTCAAGAGTCCTACAAACTCGATCATATCGCTCACGTTATCCTTGGCGAAAAGAAGCTGGATTATTCCGAGTATGGTAACCTTACGGCTCTATACGATCAAAACCCGCAACTGTATCTCGACTATAACCTCAAGGATACATGGCTCATTCAACAGTTCGAAGACGAAACGGCTCTTCTCGCTCTCGTTATGACTGTCGCATATGGCGGCGGCGTTAACTTCAGCGATGCCTTCGGCACCGTTGGTATCTGGGAAACCACTCTGTATCGTCGACTTATTCGAGACAATCGTGTTCCGCAGATCAAGGGTGGTCCTGGTGATCGTGGAAAGGATCTCGTCGGTGGTTACGTGAAGGATCCAAAGGTCGGTATGCATAAGTGGATCGTATCGTTCGACCTTAACTCTCTGTATCCGCATCTGATGCTTCAGTATAATATGTCGCCTGAGACTCATATGCAAGATAAGAGAGTCTATGTTACACAAGACATGGTTCTTAACGATCAGTTTGAAAACACAGACACCGAATATTCTGCATGCGCAAATGGCGTCTGCTTTACCAATAAAGTAAAAGGTGTAATTCCTGAGATCATTGACGAGTACTATGGCAATCGTTCAAAGATCAAGAAAGAAATGCTTGCTGTTGAACAAGCCATGGAAAACGAGAAGGATCCGGACAAAAAGAAGGATCTGAAGAAGCAGATGACTCAGCTGCATAACTCTCAGATGGCGATTAAGATTGCTATGAACTCTCTATATGGTGCGACCGCAAACGTCTACTTCCTTTACTATATCGGCGAGATGGCAGAAGCGATTACCACTTCAGGTCAACTGTCAATTCGTTATGCCGAAAAATCTGTCAACAAATATCTCAATAAAGTACTAAAGACGACCGATGTAGACTACATCGTCTATATCGATACCGACTCCATCTACGTGAACTTTGGTCCTCTTATCCAGGCAGTGTTCGGAACAACAGACATCGATCGAAAGACCGGTGAAGAATTCCTTGACAACGTATGTAAGGAAAAGCTCGAGGCGGTCATCGCTCTCGGATACGAGAACCTCGCAAAAAAGATGGGTGCTTGCCGTAACGCGATGGTTATGAAACGCGAAAAGATTACAGATAAGTCTGTGTTCGTCGCCAAAAAGCGATACATTATGAACGTTCTCAACTCTGAAGGTGTTCACTACGCAAAGCCAAAGATCAGTGTTACCGGTATCGAGTCGGTTCGTTCGTCGACTCCTGAAGTTTGCCGTGAGAAGATGAAAAAGTCGTTCGAGGTGATTATGAACGGCTCAGAGTCCGACGTGCAAATCTTCATCGAAGATTTCCGAGAAGAGTTCTTTAATCTTCCGGCTGAAGACATCGCAAAGATCTCTGGTACCGACGATATTGAAAAGTACATGGTAGGCAATGACTACAAAAGAGGTTGCCCAATGCACGTTCGTGGTTCGATCCTATACAACAAAGCTTTGAAGGAAAACAAGCTAGAGAATAGGTATCAGCTGATCCGTGGTGGTGACAAGATTAAGATCGTGTATCTCAATATACCAAACCCGATTAAAGAAAATGTAATCTCGTTTCCTAACGTTCTTCCAAAGGAACTCAACGTGGACAAGTACATTGACTATAACACTCAGTTTGAAAAAGTTTTCTTGGGACCTATCGAAAGCATTCTTGAAGCGATCGGTTGGAGATCCAAGAAGGTTGCGAGTCTCGAATCGTTTTTTATGTGATTGACATTTTGAAATATTATGGTATAAAGAATTATCAACTAACAAGGGGGAGATTAGAATGGATCCAAAGACCAGACTAGAAAGACTAGCGTCTCTAAAAGAAAAGCATACTGCAGTACATAACTTGGTTGAAGCATTGGAAGGAGAGAAAGCTCCTGAAGAAATGATCAACACTCAAAAGCGAATTAAGCTATCAATTAAAGATGAGATCACTTCTATCGAAGCCTGTTTGAAATCTGAAGGAGTTAAATATGTCAGCTGACCTTATCCATGACATGTATATGATGCACAACAAGTTTGGAGTGCACGAGTGGTTCGAAAAGAACAAGCACGACAAAGATCTGATGGACAAGTATCTTGAGTTCCGTCTCTCTATGTGCAAGGAAGAACTTGACGAAACGGTCGCTGCATACGCCGCAAAAGATTCTGAAGAGGTAGTCGACGGTCTCATCGATCTCGTTGTCTTTGCACTCGGTACTCTCGACGTGTTTGGTGTTGATGCAAAGGCTGCTTGGGATAAAGTATACGAAGCAAACATGTCTAAGTCTCCTGGTGTCAAGCCTGGGCGCCCGAATCCTTTTGGATTGCCGGATCTGCTCAAGCCTGAGGGTTGGCAAGCTCCATCTCATGAAGGAAATCATGGCCACCTTCCAAATGTTCTCATTTAATGGTTGACATCTCCTCCCGAATCAGATATTCTATATCTATAACGAGAGGAGAACAACTATGACTAAAACTGACATCGCAAAGCTCGTCGCAAATTTCGCCGCTAACGGCGGTGAGGTAAAAGTTCTCTCGCCGTCTCGCAAGCGGTTTAAGACCTGGCGCGGTAAGTCGGGCGCCTGGGCAAAGGGTGCGAAAAAAGTTGGTCTTCAGGACCGCAACTTCGCTTCTTAACTATTGACATTCGTTTAGAATCAGTATAGATTGACAATAGGAAAAGGAAAGGAACCATCCTATGACTCGCACTTCTGCTTATCGCTTCACTGTTCGTATGGTTAACGGCCAAGTTGCTCCTGAGGACCAAGCCGCTGTTGACGGTCTGCGTACCGTCGTCAAGCTTGGTAACACTGCTTTCGGTACCACTCAGTATGTCAAGCTGCAGGGTCGCGGTCATCGTCGCGGAGTTCGTCGCTACAATGACTCGCTTCCTCTTCCTTACGCCACGTCTGCTGACGTCTATGTATACACTCGATACCGATAATGACTTTAGAAACAAATCTTACAATGATCAAGTTGCTCCTGAACGACATACGTTCAGGAGCAAAATACAATTCTAACGATACTCGATCCATGAGATACATTTTCTGCAATGTTTACAATGCAGCTACTCACGAAAGACTCGGGATCGATAAAGGCATTGATAGTCCTGACTTCGCCTATATGTCCGAAAGATTTAAAGAGAAGTGGGAGTCTCTTGGCAAGCCAGCTGGTGGCGATGCTTTAAAGAAGTTTGGTATTCATGAACACGTCGTTCCTCTAAACATACTCATTCAAAAGATGGTAGAGGAGTGCACTGACGAGAAATCGATCTATGATTTCTTAAGTAAGCATAATCGCATCGTCTTCGTAACTAAAGAAGAAGATAAGATGCTAAACGAAGCTGGCTATCAAAGAATGATGCCGGAAAATGGTGATCGTTATAGTGCAGTTGGTATCAAAGTACATCCAGAACCAATCGTGTATAAAAACTTCGTAAAACATAGGAAAACCAAATGAAGTCAATTTCTGAACTCGCGAAAACGGCTGAATATATCGGGCATTTCAATGTCACGGAAACAGAGATAGATTATGTTACTGATAAGACGTGGTCTAACTTTCGTGACATGGGCAACATCGTTTACTTTATGTATGTAAAAGGTCGCTTAATGAAGATCGGCATTGCCGGTGGTTCTCGTGGGTGGTACGGTCGTGTTGATAAGTATAAAGGTGGCGCGAGTAAACGTGGTGATGCAACAAATAGACGTATTCTTAGAGTGATGAAGGAACTTGGAGAGTCTAAGATTGACATTTATGCTGTTGCTGCTCCTAAGATGCCAATATCATTGACATGTCCTTTGACTGGTGATATTATTAACGGTGAAGTAGAAGTAAATCGCACTATAGAACAAAATCTTACTAGTCGATATCTTAGTGAAAGTGAACTACACAATCTTCCTTTCTCAAAACAACTAAAATAGGAGGTATAATGCTACTCATCGTTGAAGGTATGGATCGCTGTGGTAAGTCAACGCTCGTTGAACATCTACGTAAGCGACACTTTACATCGCCAAACATTCTCGTGCATCACTCGTCTTCTCCTCCTAAGGTAGAGGACCCAAATGCATGGGAAATTAAACACTACGAGTCGTTGTTTCAATCGAGTCAGATGCTCGTTGACGACTACTTCTATGATGTGATCTTCGACCGCTTTCACCTTGGCGCGGCTGTCTATGGCGAGAAGTATCGTGGTGCAAACCCAGCTGATATCTATGAGTTGGACTATCGGTATCTTCGTAATTATCCAGAAGCAGCTCTCATTCTTCTGACTGATGATCCTGAAGCTATCGCTGCTCGTGACGACGGCGATAGTCTTGAGAAATCTCTACATGAATACAATGAAACGATGTCTGCTTTTATCGAAGCATACACCGTTTCTTCCTGCATGCACAAGCTTCATATCAACATCAGCATCAATGGCGGATTTGCAAACACCGTTCCTTCTGTTGAGCAATTTTTGAAAGGATTTAAATAATGGGTACTCAAGCAGATAGACAACTCGGCGTTGACATCGAGCATCTTATCGTAGAATTTTTCTCTAAGCGAGGCATCACGGCTAAACTTTCTAAAGATCCGTTCGACGCTGATAAAGATTTGATTCTTACCGTGAACGGTGAAGACCATTCTCTAGAGAATAAGTTGGAAACGCGTTTTCATATGTTCAATAGTTTTACAGTTCCGATCTCATCAAATGAAAAAGCGAGTGGCATCCATAGCAATCAGCTAAGCAAGTGTATGAATGTCGACATTCTTATCTTTTGTCAACGCCCAGAGCCTGATGATCCAGTCCTTAGGATTTACAGTGCCCCTCCTCTCGGTAAAAGAAATTTTGTAATCAGACAAAATACTCGTGATAAGCGATACGTTGCTCACTTTCCTATTGACAAAATGACTCTTATTGGTACAATTACTGATATGAGCATCGTTCAAAAATATATGAGACATGGAGTAATGGAATATGCAAAGAGTTTTTAATATTCGCAATCAACTCATTCAAAAGTATCGTGATCAAGACTTTGTGACTGATAAGACCGGTGTTAAAACCATCGAGCTTATCGGACAATCCTTTATCGCTGATGAGGATTGGATCATTCGTAAACCAAACTACGAATACATCGAACGTGAACTCGAATGGTACGAGTCGCAGTCTCTGTATGTTGAAGATATTCCTGGTGAGACTCCTGCGATCTGGAAAAATGTTGCTTCAAAACATGGTCGTATCAATTCAAACTATGGTCATCTCATTTGGTCTGAAAAGAACGGTTTTCAGTATATGAACGTTCTTACTGAACTTTTGAATAACCCTAACAGCCGCCGTGCTGTCATGATCTACAATCGTCCTTCCATGCATACTGACTATTACGAAGACGATATGTCAGATTTCATCTGCACCTATGCAAACACTTTTATGATCCGTGACGGTAAACTCATCAGCCACTATCTGATGCGTTCGAACGACGCAGTGTTCGGTTATGACAACGATGTTCACTGGGCAATGCATGTTCAAAAGAAACTTGCTGCGGACCTTAGAGTTGGAGTCGGTGATCTCATCTGGACTGCAACGAACCTGCATGTATACGAACGCCACTTCAAGTTCATCGAGGAGTTGATGGATGCGTGATATAGGTGTAACTTATACTATCTCCGCACCACCCGAACCTGCTTGGAAGTGCCAACTAATAAACGGCGTATATTGGAACTTAGAAGAAGGCAAGCAACCAAACGCTTTTCATCGCTTTATGCAGAGACTCTTCTTTGGAATTAAATGGAGTAAGATAAATGATTGATAGTAAATGGGACAACCGCTTTATGAAACTCGCGCGCGAGATTTCAACTTGGAGTAAGGATCCTTCGAGCAAGATTGGCGCTGTAATCGTTAATGATGAACGTCGTATCCTTGCGACCGGATATAACGGGTTTCCTCGTGGTATTGAAGATACCGAGGAGCGTCTTAATGATCGTGAACAAAAGTATCCACGTATCGTTCACGGCGAGATGAATGCTCTGATGAATGCACTCTATAGTGGCGTATCCGTCAAAGACGCAACGATCTACGTATGGGGTCTGCCAATCTGTGCTGAGTGCACTAAGTCGGTCATTCAATCCGGCATTAAACGAGTCGTGATCACGTACCCTGAACATTCTCCTGAGAAGTGGCAGAACCAGTGGAATGGAATGTCTCGGCCGATGTATGAAGAGGCTGGTGTCTCGATTACTTATATCAACGAGCGTCATTGGAACTTTGAATGAGTGAAGTAATTCTCGTTGGTATCAACCCTTCAGGAAAACCTTTTCGTAAGAACTGTTCGTTAGATAAGATGAATGTATGGATGGAAGCTCTCGGTTTCCATCACTATTCTTTTTCGAATGTAATTCCATACGAAGGCGAGTACAAGATGAAGGATGTTGATCTAAACTTTGTTCGATCCTTTGTGAATGGATATAGGAAGGTAATTGCTCTCGGTGGTTTTGCCTCGCAGGCACTTAAGCGAGCAGGAGTGGAACACTATACCCTTCCGCACCCGTCTCCATTGAACCGAAAGCTAAACGATAGAGAATATGAAAACAATTGTCTAAAGGAATGTAAAGAGTGGCTAAGAACTTAACTGATATATACGTTGGTGTAAAGAAGGACGACCCAGATCGTAAAGAAAACGACTTCTATCCAACACCGCCACTCGCAACTTACATTCTGTGTAAGTATGTTCGTCCACCAAAGAATGTGGTTGAACCCTGCGCGGGCCGAGGTAATATTTCGATCGAACTCCAAAGAAACGGTCATAATGTAAAATCGTTCGATCTTAACGAATATGATAATAGTCTCGTAGACATCGAAACTAGCATTGATGTTCTTGAGCTCGAACGACCAACCGGATACGAAGGTTTGATTACGAACCCTCCGTATCATAAGGATCTTCCTCGAAAGATTACAGAGAAAGCTCTATCGGAATATCCATACGTAGCAATGTTTGTTCGTCTTACGTTTCTTGAAGGAAAGAAGCGAAAAAACTTGTTTACAAAATACCCTCCAAGTGATATTATATTTCTAAGTGATAGAATTAATTTTGGTTCGGGCTTAGTAGAGCCCATAAATAAGACACATCAGCTTGGCGGCATGATCGCATATATGTGGATCGTCTGGGACAGAAGGTCGAGCAACTTCGATCGTTCAACAAAGCTGCACTGGGCTTTATTAGAAGATGAATATGACGAATGGAGAACACATTATGATCAACGTAGTAATTCCAGCGGCGGGTGAGGCTACTCGTCTTCGGCCGCTAACATCGAACTGTTCCAAAGCAATGGTTCGCGTACATGGTAAACCAACAATCGAGTACATCATCGAGTCGATCTATAAGAATACTCCAGATATCGGAGAGATCGTAATCGTTGACGGCAAGCATGATGATATTCGTGAATGGGCTACAAAGAGTGCCTATAGCGATGATATTCGTTGCGTAAAGCAGGGATCGTTGAACGGTCCCCGTGATGCTATTCGTGTTGGTATTGCAGAGCTGTCGAATAAAGATATGCCGCTCGTCGTATGGCTTGGAGACGCAATCATTCTTGATAATGATCTTCCACTAGGCACCGACTTTCTTCTTACGAAAGAAGTTGAAGACCACTTTGCGTGGTGTATGTGGGATGGTAAGGAATTCTTCAATAAACCAACGGAGACGGTTCCAAATGCTGCTGCACTCGTTGGCCTGTATAGTTTCGCAGATGGTGTAGGCGCTGACTATGCGTTCTCCTCAGCGACTGAGTACGACATCTCGTTTGCCCTTGAGAAGTATGCGCGTTCAACTTCAAGATCTTTTAACCGTATTAATACGAGCAACTGGTACGACATTGGTGACATTGCTTCGTATCATCGTACATGCGCAGAGTTCCTTACTTTTAAAGCTCGTGCATTCAATTCGTTTCAGTACGACCCAGAACTCAACGTAGTTACGAAGGTACCAAACTATACGAATGAGTTCGCTGTTCGTACTGTCATGAACGAAAAGTCTTGGTACAAAGCTCTCAATTCAAAGCAGCGAATGTTCGTTCCAAAGGTGCTAGATGATGACTACGGCCTATCTCTGTCTTATGAGTCCGGTACTCTGCTCTCGGATCTATTCATCCACGAGGACATTTCTAAGAGTACTATCGACTATCTAATTGAAAAGGTTGTACTTTCTGTTCGAAACAACTTTCATCAGAGACCTAGTCTTGAGTTTCTAAAAGACTTTAGCAGTAACGCAAATGCCATGTGGATCCAAAAGACAACTGAAAGACTCAATAAGTCTGGCCTAAGTTCTTCTGAGCAAGGATATTACGGGCGGATCGCTGAAAGATGTATGAACCGAGCTGAGCCTGTTCTGGCTATGCATGGCGATTTACATTTTGGAAATATATTGTATAATCCATATAACGATAGCATTACTCTCTTGGATCCTCGTGGAGAATACGGCAATCATGTTGGTTGCGGCGGCGATCATCTATACGACCTGTGTAAACTCTCTCACGATCTCTATCATGGATACAACTCGCTGTTTCAGAGCAAGGCGTATCCTAAGTATGTTCGTGAAAGTTTCTCAAAGATTATTCGAAAGTATTATTCAAAAGAGTATCGTGAGATCATCGATGGTGGCGCATTGCTTATCGCGACAGCCATTCCTCTTCACTATGACAGCTCTATTCGACAGGAACAAATGAAGGAATATGTAATTGAGTACGCAAACTCTAGTCATTGATATTGATCATACGATCTGTACGCCTAACGATGGCGAGAAGGATACGTTCGAAAAGTATGGCAAGGCGACACCAAAACTCGAAATGATCGAAAGCATTCGTAAAGCAAAAGAAAAGGGCTTTCGTATCGTTCTGTTTACTGCGAGGCGAATGGCCACTCATAATGGTGATATAAATAAAGTCATAGAGGATGTTGGCGATCTTACGGTTAATTGGCTTAAAGAAAACAACGTTCCATACGATGAACTAATGTTTGGTAAACCGAATGCGGTCTACTACGTTGATGATAAGGCTCTAAGGCCAGATGAATTTGTGAAATTTATAGAATGGGATACACTATGAAGAACATTGGTTTTTGCAAGATTGGTAAATCTGTAAAGTTTAAGACGAATAAGTACTCGCCTATCGGCGGAGACAACGAAGCTTCTTGCACACTACGAGCAGTTGCGAACAACAATCCTGATAAGAAGTTCTATATCGTTGGTCGCTCTGACTTCGGTACTCTTACAGAATCTGAGAAAGCAGATCTCTTTCCATACGATAACGTGATTGATGTATGGGAAGGTGTTGGTCTTGAGATTTCTCAGAAGTACTTTGATCACGTCGTCAATTACTTTAAAGAAAAGAAAGTTACTCTCGACTTTACCATTATGATGGTTGGTCAGCTCAGCAACGTTACGATTCCGGATCGCATTCAGAAGGTTCGTGAAGGTAACGATGGAAAGCCTGCTGCGACTCTCGATATGACCAAGTGGTATACGACTCCAATCGTTACTTGGCTGAACCAAGAGCAGGTTCCGTATATTGAAATCGTTAATGATCCTCGCTATACGATTAAGCAACCTCGCGATCTGTTTCACATGCCAATGCGTTCTCTTGGTCAGTATGATTATGATTATGAAACGTTTGCGATTCGCGACTATGTTGATCAGGAACGCATCACTCGCGTAGTTCATTCGGAATATGCAGGTATGGAGACGGCCTTCTGCGGAGACTACGAATACACTGAAGAAGTCAACGTAAATCGTAACACAAACTTTATGGTCGTTCTTAACGAAGGCAAGCCGTCTCGCTACGACCTTCTGAAGGAATGGGTTCTCAACAAGTTCGATAACGTTGAAGTCTATGGCAAGTGGGAACATGGTGCAGCAACTGTTGACTCTCGGTTTAAAGGATCGTTGCACATCAACGAGCTGCAGAAGAAACTTCAGGACGTAAAGTTTACTTTCATCATTCCGATTAAGGAAGGCTGGGTTACATCTAAGTATATTGAGATGATCCATGCTGGTGTTATTCCATTCCTGCATCCGACCTATGATATGCAAGGTCATCTACCAATTCCAGAGTTTCTACGTCCAAAGACTCCAGAAGAGTTCTTTCGCCGTATGGAGATGGTAGATACACATGAAGCGCATCAGAACCTTCTTAAGGAACTACGCAAGGCAGTGCTTAAGCCTGAGTACTACGATGGTACTTTTATTAATGATAAGATTATGAATGCTTTCGACACGAACTACACTCGTCCTGATGTTCAAGCATTTGAAAAAAAGACTATAACAACACTTGCAGATTTTTTCGTATAAAGGATAAAGAATAATGAGTGATATTACTTGGGTACCTCATATCCCACTTATCGGTGGACAGATGCTAGGAGCCGAAAAAGCTTTTGGCGTTCCACCTCTTGCTATCTATTCATACGATGGATTTCAAGCAAACGATAGTCACTACGTAAACTATCAGAATAACGTAAAGGGCAGAGGACTCGAGTATCGACTCTTGGATAACGGCCCACCTATTCATAAGGTAGATGTTGTCTCTGGTACTCCTCCTTGTGCAGCTCTATCGCAGCTAAACACAGGTCAGACAGTTGAATCAAAAGGTGCTGCTTGTGCAAAGAACGAATGGATGTATAAAGTCTTCGAGGACGCGATTGATCTGTTTGAAGCAAAGGCTGTAGTAGTCGAGAACGCGCCTGCTCTCTATACGAATAAAGGTCGTGCAGTCGCAAACAATTTGTTTGACATTTGTAATAAAAGAGGGTATAGTTTAACTCTGTACAAAACATCAACGATGTATCACGGCATTCCGCAAGCTCGCGATCGAACCTTTGCTATCGGCTGGAAATCAGAGAAGGCTCCGATCATGTCTTGGTTTAAACGCGATCGTAAAAACTTTAAAGAGTACTTGTCCGAGTTGCAACAGAACACGCTTCAGCAAGACTTGGTTATCAATTCCAAGTTGGATGATGAACCGTATTACGCGTTTATTAAATCAAGAACGAACGACAATCCGAGGGATGTTATTATTAAGAGCGGTAACATTACAGCTTTCAACTATATCAATCGTGCTGGTCTGCTTGAAGAAGCAAATAAGTGGATGCATCAGGTTGGCCACGAACGCGGAATTAAAGTATCGGAACACGCTATTAAAAAGTTTGCGGACAACAAGGGTATCTGGGATAGCTCAACACACGTCTTTGACGAATGCATGAACGCTGTGATTGGTCGTAACCTTGCTGATACGATCCATCCTATTCACGATCGTTCGCTTACGATTCGTGAAGCTCTGCATATGATGGGTTTCCCTCACGATTTTGAATTGGTCGGTGGACTCGCAAAGATGAACCACATCGCTCAGAACGTTCCGGTTCCTACGTCGCGCGATATTCATTCTGAAATCGCCAAGTTCATTCGCGGAGAGCTTCCTCTATCCGGAACAAACTATCTTCGTCAGAACAATCACTACGAAAAGAACGAGTACGACCCGCTAGGTTCGGGAAGTCAAAACGCAACACTTGAAGGATTCTTTGTATGACTCACCTAATTATTGACTTTGAGACAATGGGTAAGGACGCAGGAAAGTGCGCCGTTATCGACTGTTCAGTCATGGTCTTTGACTTCGATCGTTTTCTAACAAATCCTTATACGATCGAGAGTATCTCCTACGCGAAACGTTTTAAACTATCCGTGACGGATCAGGTAAAGAACTATGGTTTCGAGATTGATAAGAGTACTCTTCAGTTCTGGGAAGAACAGAGTCCTGAAGTTCGTGCAAACATTGCTCCAAAGAAATCTGACCTGACTGTGAAGGAATTTGTAAAGCAGTTTCACGAATTCCTTATTGAGTCTCCAAAGGTAGATTACTGGTGGAGTCGTTCGAATACTTTCGATCCAATCATCCTATCACGACTCTTTGCAGCCGAAGGAAAGCTTCTGCATCTTGATGAGTATCTTAAGTATTGGCGTGTTCGTGATACGCGTACGTTTATTGATGCTAAACTTAACTTTCCAAAAGAAAACTCGTTTTCTCCGCTCGTTGATTCTGACAAGTGGAATAAAGTATTTAAGAAACACGATAGTTCCTGGGATATTCTCGCTGACGTTCTTCGTCTTCAGCAGATCTATCGCGCAGAGAACGATCTTGAACTATCATAAGGAGTAAAAATGATGCAACTACAGATTACAGCAGAACACCTACGAAAATATTCTATCTTTGTTGGAACGCCGATGTATGGTGGGCAGTGCGCAGGAATGTTCTGTAAATCTACGAACGACCTAGCATCTCTCTGTGCCAAATACAACATCGATCTTAAGTTCTATTATCTATTTAATGAAAGCTTAGTTCAAAGGGCAAGGAACTATGTAGTAGATGAATTCATGAGGTCAGACTGCACACATCTTATGTTTATCGATGCTGATATTGGTTTCAGACCTAATGATGTACTGTCGATGCTCGGTATTCAGACCATGCACCCGGATCAGTATGATATCATGACTGGTCCGTATCCAAAGAAAACGATTGCTTGGGAAAAGGTAAAGAAGGCGGTAGAGATGGGAAAGGCGGAGAATCCTTTCGACTTGGACTTCTATACAGCCGACTACGTGTTCAACCCAGCAAAGGGAACCACGTCTTTCCGTATTGACCAACCTATCGAAGTGAGCGAGGCTGGTACCGGATTTATGCTTATACCTCGAGCCGTGTTGGAAAAATACAGAGACGCATACCCAGAACTCAAGTATATTCCTGACCACGCTCGCACGAAGAACTTCGATGGTTCGCGTGAGATCACCGCTTTCTTTGATTGCATTATCGATCCTATTTCAAAGCGGTACCTGTCTGAAGATTACTTCTTCTGTCGCAAAGCAAGAGAAGTGGGAATTAAGTTGCACCTGTGTCCTTGGATGGAACTGCAGCACGTCGGTTCGTATATCTTTAAGGGATCGATGGGCGCGATCGCTTCTATCGGTGAAACGCCAACCGCAGGAAAGAGATCAAACGAAAAGACATATAAAGAAAAGAAGAAACAAGCATTTAGACCGTGAAACAGTTGACATATCATAAAAAATGTGATATAGATAAACTACTTAATAATGAATAGGAGACTATACTATGAAATTTTCTGACCGCACTCTTACAATTCTCAAGAGTTTTGCTACAATCAACAAATCAATCGTACTGAAGCCTGGCCAGGTCTTGCGTACGATTACTCCGGAAAAAAACTTCATCGCCATCGCAAACATTGAAGATCAGTTCCCAACCACTGCTGTTATCTATGATCTCTCACGTTTTCTTTCGATGCTGAGCCTTTATCAAGACCCAGATGTGGAATTCCTTGAAAATCATTTCATCATCTCTGAAGGCAAGCTTAAGATGAAATATGTCTATGCAGACATCTCGATGGTCCATGCAGCTCCAGAAAAAGAAATCGCCATTCCTTCTTCCGACGTTTCGGTTAGCGTGAAATGGTCCGATCTTCAGTCTGTGATCAAGGCTGCTGGTGTTTTGCAGTTTAGCGAAATCGCATTCGTCGGCGAAGATGGCAAGTGCTTCCTTCGAGCAATCGACAGTAATAACAAATCGTCAGACGCATTTGGTGTAGAGATTGGTACCACCAACGACACGTTTACTCTCATCCTTAAGACTGACAACTTTAAGTTGCTTCCTCAGGATTACGAAGTGACTCTCTGCGCAAAGGGTGTATCGCTCTTCAAGGGTGCTGATGTATCCTATTACGTTGGTGTTGACTCTAAGTCAACGTACAAGAAAGGAGAGTAATATGTCTGAACAAGTTAACATCTCTCTTCAAGATATCTACACAGTCCTTTCTATTATCGATATCTGTGTTAAGCGCGGAGCTATCGAAGGTTCTGAGCTTACTACTGTTGGTACTATCCGTGATAAGTTTGCTCTATTCATTGAGCAGAATAAGCCAAAGGAAACAAAGGAACCGGTAAAAACTGAAAACTGAGCTCCAACCTTACACACCACACCGGAGATTATATTATGGCACTTGATACAAATACTGAAGAAGTACTCTGGGTTGAACGTTATCGACCCAGAGTCATTGAGGATACAATTCTTCCTCAGAAGACTAAAGATGTCTTCAAAAGATTCGTTGCAGATAAATCCATTCCTAACCTGCTACTGACTGGTGGCCCAGGTATGGGTAAGACCACAATTGCGAAAGCAATGCTGAACGAGCTCGGTTGCGATTACATCGTAAAGAACGGTTCGTTGAATGTTAACCTCGATACTCTTCGTTACGAGATCTCGACCTTTGCATCTTCCGTTTCATTCAGTGGTGGTCGTAAATACGTTATCCTTGATGAAGCCGACTATCTCAATGCAGCTAACGTTCAGCCTGCTCTTCGTAACTTTATCGAAGAATATTCAAAGAACTGTGGCTTTATCTTTACGTGTAACTTTAAGAACCGTGTTATCGAGCCACTTCGTTCTCGTCTTTCTGAAGTTGACTTTACGATTGAGAAGTCAGATCGTCCAAAGATGGCTGCTCAGTTCTATAAACGTGTTCTCGCAATTCTAAACGCAGAAAACGTAGAACACGATAAGGATGTCGTCGCAAAGATTATCGAAAGGCATTTCCCAGATTTTCGGCGTGTACTTACCGAACTTCAATCTTATGCAGCATCAGGTAGGATCGATGAGGGTATCTTCACAAACATCAAGCAGGAGTCGATCGAACAACTCTTTTTGATGTTGAAAGAAAAGAACTTCGTTGAGATGCGCAAGTGGTGTTCGAATAACAGTGACCAAGACGCGAATGAAATGTTTCGTACCATCTATGACGCCGCAACAGACCGTGTAGAACTTAAGAGTCTTCCAGGGTTTATCGTTACTCTTGCTGATTATATGTATAAGTCTAGCTTCGTTGCCGACCACGAAGTCAATATGGTTGCCTTCTTGACGGAGGTAATGTTCGAGGCCAGCTATAAATGAGTTGGCTTTCTTTCTTTTCTAAAAAACCAAAAGTCTGTTTCTTTTGTAAAACAGATCTGAAAGAAAGCAGCGCGTTCACTCTGCAGTACTCATCTACAGAAGGACTTCACAGTGCAAAGATGTGCAGTGAATGCGCAAAAACTTTTGACGATTTTGCAGATATAAAGGATGAAGCGCATGCCTCAAGATTTGACTCCTTTTGATTTTGTAAAGTCTGCATCTCATAATAAGAAGGATCTTATCCGTGAGGCAGACTATCCAGAACAAGCTGAGAAGCAGTATGTTCCGTTTATTGTAAACCGAGCATTCGCTGCCTTTGAAGATAGTATACTACATGCTAACACGATGAATATCAATCATCATCTATTCAAAGACGCGCAGTACCGGTATTATCTCGGTGCCCTGCGTCCACGCAATCGTTTTTCAAAATGGCTCAAGGAAGAGAAGAACCCAGACCTTGATGCAATTCAGGAACACTACTCGGTGAACAGAACCGTCGCAAAGATGTATCTGAAAGTTATGTCTAAGGAAGACCTGGTTAAGCTTCATAAGAGATTCAACAAAGGTGGAGAAGCTAAATTATAAATACTCGGATGGTCTTTATGAGCATCATCGCAATAATAATAACTATAAAGGTGAACTCATCATGGAGAAAGACTTATTCCGAGGGGTTGGCGTAGAGATAACACTTCCGAATCCTGATAACTTTCTTAAGATAAAAGAAACGTTAACTCGTATTGGTATATCCTCGAAAAAAGAAAAGAAACTATATCAGTCCTGCCATATTCTACACAAGCAAGGGCGCTATGCGATTCTTCACTTTAAAGAACTGTTTATACTTGACGGTAAAGAGAATACTTTTGCTGACGAAGATAGATCTAGAAGAAACACTGTAATAAACCTCCTAGAAGAATGGGATCTACTTAAGATAGTCGACCCATCCAAGTCTGAAGATCCGGTTGCTCCACTTAGCCAGATAAAGATACTATCGCATAAAGAAAAAGATGAATGGATATTAGAACCAAAGTATAATATCGGAAAAAAGAAGTAATTTAAGGAATTATATTATGAAGGCGTTTCGTTTAAATAAAAAAGCAGAACTACCAAAGTTTTCTACGACCGGTTCTGCTTGCTTTGATATTAAAGCATGTTTTGATAATAACAGCAAGATCACGTACTACAATGCTCTAAATAAAGAATCTGTATCACATGCGCGTGTTATCAATAATAAAGTATGCGTGCAGTTGTATCCAATGCAGAAAATGTTAATACCAACTGGTCTTATCTTTGATATTCCAGAAGGTCACGTCCTAAAGATATATCCGAGATCCGGTTCGTCGCTAAAAAAGAGTCTAGTTCTTGCGAATGGAACCGGTATTATAGATTCCGATTATGTAGAAGAAACATATGTGATTCTACAGAATACATCGGATGCAGTAGTCATCATCGAGGATGGCGAACGCATTGCGCAGGCAATGCTTGAGAAGACTTTGGTGTATACCATCGAAGAAGTAGAAGAGAGACCGTCTCAGAAGACGGAAAGAAACGGAGGTTTCGGAAGCACCGGGATCTCTTAACACGCAACACACAGGAGAACAAGATGACCACTAAGAACCCATTCGAGATCCGCGCAGAGATCCTTCAGCTTGCCAAGGATTATATGGATCAAAGCTATCATATGAATTTGAATTTCATGCAAAAGTCCATGGAAGAAGGTAGAAAGACCTTCGAAGAATATCAAGAAGCCGCAAAAATGTATTCTACTGACGACCTTATGAAGAAGGCTCAGGAAATGTACACCTTTGTTTCTAAGAAGGACTAATATATGACAGAGAAACATCACGCACCAAAGGATGTTTCTGATAGGATCGCGTTGGGCTTTACAAAGGCCCTTCGCTTTATTGCGGATACCTTCTTTAAAAAGAGATACGGTCATCGAGCTGTGGTTCTAGAGACCGTGGCGGCAGTACCAGGAATGGTCGCGGGCGCAGGATTGCATCTTAAATCTTTGCGCACAATGAAAGACGATCGAGGTTGGATTAAAGAACTTTTAGATGAAGCAGATAACGAACGTATGCATCTTATGACATTCGTTGAACTCGCAAAACCAAATATGTTTGAGCGTATCATCATCTTAATCGCACAGGCAATCTTTGTTGGTTTCTATGCAATCGTATATTTCTTTTTTCCAAAGACTGCACATCGCATCATTGGTTACTTTGAAGAAGAAGCCGTTCGATCCTATACAGAGTTTCTTTCTGAGATAGACAGCGGAAAGATACAGAACGTTCCGGCTCCAAGGATCGCAATTGATTATTGGAAGCTGCCAGAAGACGCAACTCTACGTGACGTTGTTCTCGTAGTAAGAGAAGATGAAGCAGGTCACAGGGATAGAAATCATGAAATGGCTGATGAACTTAATCACAAGTAATATTCATAAAGATATGAGCACGCACAGAATTCATACAACAAAGTATGAAGACCTATGCATGTGATATAAATAAATGCGGAGATGCCAATCGGGTCTCCGCTTTTATAAACCGGTCAGATGACGGTTAAACACAACTCGCTTTAATAAGGAGAAAGATATGAATACTCGTAGAATAAACCTAGATCTATTAAATGATCCATTCTTCATTGGTTTTGACTCGTTCTTAGATAAGTTCGATCAAATTAATAAATCCAATGCATCAAACTATCCACCATACAATTTAATTAAAACGGGCGAAGATACATTTCTAATTGAACTTGCTGTCGCAGGTTTTAACGAGAAAGACTTTGACGTAGAACTGCATAACAGTATTCTTACTATTCGTGCTGAAGTCGCCGAAAACGAAACAGTCACGAACTACCTTCATAAAGGGATCGCAGCAAGAAGCTTTATTCGTAAGTTTACTCTAGCGGACACGATTGAAGTAAGCAGTGTATCTCTTGAGAACGGTATGCTCAGAGTTCAATTGCTCAACGTGATACCTGAGGAAAAGAAACCAAAGAAAATTCCAATTGCAAGTAATAAAGAACTTCTTTTAGAGTGAATGAAAAAGGGAGCGAAAGCTCCCTTTTTTATTGCGCGCCGGATGGGCGTGATAGAAAGTCTAGATCGGATCTGCTAGACCCAATCACATTCACGGTTGTTGCAGGGCTTCCACCGTTAATGCTTGAACTGGTTACACTGTTATCGCTATTGTCTACATTGACATTAACTTGCTGAGCACCGCCGCCTGCTCCAGCGCCATTCACAGTTGCTATACCACTTACGGTATCTTCTGAGACAACACCCGAGAGAGCTTGTCTTAACATTACGATATTCTTAATAGCAGTATCGTAATCAACATCCGGAGAAGCTAGCCCTTTGATCGCGGCGCCAAAGATATATCCGCCTTCTTCTCCCATGATCGCGGCTTCTATAATAGGAACTGCTTCCTTAAGATCTTCAGCAAACTCTCTTATTCTAAGTTTTTTCCCATCAAACTGAAGTTGGCCGATCTTATCTAGAGATACGGTCAATCTATCTAATGCGTCTGCTCCTTGAGTAAGCTCATCGGCATTATCCGCCAATTTCATGAGCTGTTCAAATGGGCTATCAACACCGAAGAATGAAAGGACAGCCGTGACCGCGTTGGCCATCGTTCCTACAAAGTTACCTGCGGCAAATGCTGTAAGACCAGCGCCAATACCAACCATCGATAAGAAAAACTTGCTGCTTTCTCCAATAAAAGTATCATCTCCAGGAAGTGAGTCGCCAATAGAAAGAAGCGCAAGCACGTCACTCTTGATCTTAAGTGCCCAATCTTCATCATTCATTAAGGCAGACAGGCCTGAAATCGCACTACCTGCACTAAAGACTGCAAGACCTGTTCCTATGCCAGTCATGGCTGCTAGGAACGTACCAGTTTCACCGAATGCTTCAGTTGTGCCGCCAAGAGAATCTTCTATCGACATTAATATTCCAACGTCGTCTTTGATCTTTTGCGCCCAGTCTGTGTTGTTTATTAATTCTGCTATACCTACGCCAGCCGAACCTGCCCCAAACAATGCAAGACCTGCTGCGATACCACTCATGACTGCCAGGAAAGTACCGGTTTCACCGAATGATTCTAGTTTACCACCAAGAGAATCAGAAATAGATAGTAATGTTAGGACGTTATTCTTGGTATTTTGCGCCCACTCTTCTCCACCGCCGAACCGCGCAAGCACTTCGCCAATGCCAGCAATTCCACTGCCAATGCCGAATGCTGCAAGACCGAGAGCCAGCCCAGTCATCGCCAAACCAAACGTTCCGCCTGTAAGAAGAAAATCTATATTGCCTCCAGCGGCGTCAGAAATTGATAGTAGAGTTAATACATTATCTTTTACACTCTGAGCCCAGTTATCTACACCTAAGTAATTATTTAAGGCGTCAGCCAATCCGGCCGCTGCACTACCAACTCCGAACGATGCTAAACCTATACCGATACCTGTCATTGCAGCTGCAAATAAGCCACCTTCTGCAAAGAACTGTAACATTCCAGCCGAGAAGGATTCAGAAATAGAGAAAAGCTCTAATACGTTTTCTTTTACTTTTGCACCATCAAAATCTTCAAGCGCTTGTAAAAAATAACCCCCACCAGCTAGCAATGCACCGATACCAAGACCAGCTGCCCCAACACCCATGCCGATGCCAGACGCAGCGCTTCCTATTCCGCTTCCAATCCCCGATGCTACATTACCAACACTAGATACTGCGCTGCCTATACCAGTTCCTATACTGCCAATCCCAGATAAAGCTCCACCTAAAGAGCTTCTATTTGCGCTCCCAAGCTGTGATGCCCTTTGTTGCGATGCAGACATACCTTGCTGTAAAACAAGTATGTTTGACAACACGGAGCTCTGACCAGAGATGTTCGTGTTAATAGATTCTAGGACTATTTTTAGGTCGTCTAATGTTGCCATGTCTTGGCCTACTTTCTCTTTTCTTCTTCTTTCTTAATGTAGTCCACTAAAAGATCGTAGTATAGATCTCTTTCAAAAGGCATAGAACTTTCAATATCAAACATACTGTATTTGTGGTGTTGAACCATACCAAACATCTTATTATAATATATGGACAGGTTTGTATGACTCAACATTAGATAAAAAAAGTTTGGGTTCCTTGTATTACGAAAGTCTTATCTTCGCCTGCTCTATTTCTATACGGTATCTCGTGTCTTATCTTAGGAATTGTATCAAAGAATTCTTTAAGCTTCTTAACGGAATCTGCGTGAAGACTCTCAACAAAAGTGTCTACTTCTTTTTTCGTAAAGTCTTTAAAGTTATACACTTCTTCTTCTGATACTAATCTATCCATGCAAGATAGCATTATTTCTAAGTTCTTTTCAGCGCTTGGTTTCTCTTGCGTTAAGAAGTCAAAGAATACATCTATGCTAGGATACTTTAAGAATAGAGTATATGTGTCATTAAGTTTTATTCTATTCGTATGTTTATCGTCTCTTTCTACCTTAACGTTATTTAGATCCAATTCGAGCTGCACCTCGTCTTTTGTATCCGGATCTTCGATCTTAAACTTTACGATGTTATCGATCGACTTCGCTCTTATATTAATAAGAAGATACTCTAGATCAAACAACGCAAGATCTTCGATGTCGTAATCAATTAAACAGTTATTCACGACTTGTTTCACTGAGTTTATAATCTGTGCCGGATCTTGAGTCTCTTGAGCGATGAGAAGTATCTTTTCTTCCTTTACAGTGAAGGGTCTAAACTTAACTTTCTTATCGTTCGACGGAAGTTTAAGTTCGTATATAGGTAGGGTAATCTTAGGTAGCGCCATATCATAGTCTCCTTATTATCTAAAAATATTTCCAATATTGCTCAGACCGGTTTTTATCTGAGACAATGAATTGTTCACATTTATGAGCTTTGTGTTAAAATTAGTGAATGAGTTAATTGCATCTTGAACAGAAGTCGGCAGGTTACCTTGGTTTATAAGTTGACCTGTTGTGCCAATTCTGTTGATTAGTTCTAAGAAGCCGTTTCCTCTATTATTTCTTTCAGAGTAAGTACCTGGTTTAAAACCAGATACACTTAGATGCGAGTATGCAAAGTTGACTGTAGCTGTTGCGTATGAATCGGTGTCTGACCAAGATAGAGTTTCTCCAGATATCTCTGTTGGAAACGCGTCCTCGAGAACATACTCATAGTAACCGTTTGAGTCTGTGCTATAGCTTCGTATTACAATACGAGTCGATATGTCCTTTACGTACCCAACTTCATACGGAAGCTGATCGTTAACTGAATTATACCCACCTCTAGTATAGTCAAAGTTTATAACACTTTGTAACCATTGGTGAAAAAAGCGCAATACTTGATGATCCGAGTCCAACATAAAGACTGCATTAAATGGCGAGTGCGTCATCTGTGTTGGGATGGATTGTCTTACGCCGAACCCGTTTGGAAAGTTATCAGTGACCGCAACGTTTACTCCAGGCGCCTGCGCAGTTTGACAAAAGAATCTTAAATCACGCAGAGACATTCCGTTATTAAATGGCGGCACGTTCATAATCTCAACAACAAACAAATTCTTACGGGCTGGTCCACCGTACTTATTCATTGTGCTCTTAAACTCGTTTATATTGAATGGCATTTATCTTCCGCCTCTTATGATCTTTCTTGAGTCTTCCCAGACTTTAGTCTTACTTGCTCCAACGAAGTTTTCTGTCGGCAAGAAAAGTGCCATGTCCCACTCAGCTGGATTGATGTACACAAGTCTCGTTCTTACTTGTGACGCTAGGTAGTGTTTCACGGTCGGCCTGAACTCTTTGTATTGAGAAGCACCATTCAATAAACTATATGAAGCCCTTAGTTTAGTTGTTTCGTCAAAGTTATCATTTGATGTGACATTATATAACGCATCCATTAATTTAGCTCTTTGTGGCAGCGGCAAGTAGTGAAAGTTAATGCCAAGGAACCCGCCCTTTGCTTTATTTATCGGGAATATAAGAGGAAACCTATCGTAATAAGGAAGTGTTTCTTTGTGCTTTGGATCATACACAAACATGTACATATGACCGATGCGAAATCTGTTTTCGTATCGGTCAGTTCCCATTTCACGTACGAATTTTAATTCTTTATCTCTAAACTCAGATCTTGCAATGCCGTTTGCTTGGTCGCGATACCAATCACGAGCAGCCTTTGTTCTCGCAGGAACTTGGCCGGAACGAATTCCCTTTAGGAGAAGATCGTCAAAAACCTTTGCTGCCATCTTACTTAATTCCTAAATGATCTTCGGTTATGATTTGAAACTGCCAACCCTTTTCGGCGCAGAACTTTCTTGCTGCTATCCATTTTGCTTCGTTTACACCGTAGGTCTTCACTTCGTTGATGTACCTTCTTGAAACTCTGCCGGATGGCGTCGCATTCTTTTTCCTTATATCCGGTGGCTTTGTTTGAGCCTTGGGTTTTATCTCTATCATTAATGTCTCGGTAGTTCCGCTTGCGTTCTTTTTCCTTAAAACGACGTCTGGAAAATAACGATGCATTCTTCCATCTACCGGCGACACGTATGGAACAATGTATTCTTCAGAAGCCCACCATAATACGTCAGGATGTTCATCAAGGTGACGAAAGAATTTAAATTCCCATAACGAACGATATGTAATTTTAGTCGGATCGCCGTTGTACTTCTCTGGGTGTTTTGGTCTAAATCGGCCTTTGTAGGACATGTCTTTCCGTTTTCAATATAAATAGAATCAATCTCATATCCTATTTATAAAGGAAACGCGTGTTGGGAAATATAAACGACTTTCCGCAGCCAGCCATCAGAACAAGTAAAGCTTCTGCAACAATACAGAGCTTAAGGTTCCCTATTCATAATCAGGGTGCTCATAGAATGCTGATGGTTTTCAATCAGTATAAGTATGTAGCTCCGGGTCAAAGAGGATTGAACAAACTAGGAAGTACCGGAAGAGGTAACGTCACCGGTCCAACTCCTGCTGGAAAGACCACAATAGAACTACCGCTGCCGGTAAATCTTCAAGATTCATACAACGTTCGTGTTCAAGGATACGACGCAGAACTCAGTGGTGCTCTAGTTGCCGGAGCAGCATCTCAATTTGCAGGCGCTGGAGACTTGAGCTCAGGAAACATCGCTACTGCGCTCGGCGGTGTGCTTAGTGGTTCTGGATTGGATGCAAACTCTATACTATCTCCTAACATGGGTGATATATCTAGAAACGTTGCGTTTCTCGGAAGAAGAAGCCTTCCTTCTAATCTAGGAAGAGCTGTTGACACTGGACTAGGAAACACTATTAACCCAAAGACATCACTCTACTTTGATGGTGTTAACTTAAAGCAACTAACGTTTGATTGGAACCTAGCTCCACAAGACGCTCGGGAATCCGATGTAATACGTGATATAACGAATACGATTAAGCGAAACATGCTACCGACATACGGCACCGCCGTTGGATTTTCACAAGCTCTCTTAAACTATCCAAGCACCGTAGATATATTCCTACTGGGCGTAGACCAGCAGTACTATATGTACTTTAAGACATCCATGATACAGGGATTTAACGTGAGCTATACTCCACACGGCCTAGCTATCGTAAAGGGTGGAAAGCCAGCAATGGTTAGTTTGAGCATGAATCTCGTTGAAGCTGACATCCATACCGCAGAAGATTATGGTGGTGCTTCAACATTTTCACCGTCTGTTGTACAAACTAGCATAGATGAAAGATAAAAATGAGCGGCGAATATTTTCAAAAACTACCAGAGGTAAGATATAACAACGTTCTTGTGAGAGATATCACAAGACGAGTTAACTTTCTTAAACAGTCGATAGAAAACCCGTACGCGTTTCTTCCCTATACGATAGAAGAAGGCGATCGCGCAGAAGACATCGCCTATCATTACTACGGCGATCCGAACTATGCATGGCTCGTGTATCTATCAAATAATATCATTGACCCGTATCACGATTGGCCTATGGATGAAGATACGTTCCATAATTATCTAATCGATAAGTATGCTGAGAAATCAGGAAAAACAGGATACGAAGTGATAGACTGGGCGCGTGATACTACGGATGCATTTGGCGACAATATAGTCTATTACTATAAAGAGGTATAAACATGGCAGTTGATTTTATTAGACTTGCACCAGATAGTTTTCGAACTATCTTTCTTCGTAAAGAAGATCGTGTAATCCTAAGAACAGAAGCTGGAAGACGTATCGTAATTAAGCGTATCATTCCTGCTGAATGGGTTCCTTATCGCGTTTACGAATACGAACAGGCATTAAACGATAATAAGAGAAATATACAACTCGTTGATCGTGTATACCTATCGCAGATCGAAAAAGAGATTGAAGACAAGATAAGATGAGTGGATTTGTTTTACCTGGTTACTATAAGCTTATCTCAGCGGTAGTCACGCCGCTGAACGGCGACGGCATAGAGATACTTAGCTTAATTCCAGAGTTTACGATAGAAGAGTCTCTTGATAAGGATAGCATACGTGGAACTGCATCTGTGTATGACAATATCGGTCTGTTAGAAGATCTTCCTTTAAGAGGAGAAGAACTCCTTACGATTCAAATCGAAGACTCGCTAAAGAATAAAGTAACGCATGAGTTTGCGATATACAAAATCACAGATGTGAATATTAAAAAGACGAACGATGGTCTTACTTATAAAATACACTTTATGTCTAAGTATTCGTTTGAAGCAATGTTTCGAAGAATTATCGAACCGTTTAACGATACGATTTCTAATATAGTAGAAAACGTGTTTCAAAACTACTATGTAGGACCTAAACAGCTCATTCTCGAAGATACGATTGGATTATTCCGTTGCATCGTTCCAAACTATACTCCTATGCAAACTATGAACTTTCTTGCAAACAGAGCATACAGTCGAAAGAGTCCGTCGTGCTCTTTCCGTTTTTTTGAAACATCTGATAACTACTACTTCGTATCTGACGAGTATCTTATCAATCGCTTCCTTGAGAATAAAGAAGAGATTAAAGAGTTTACATTTAGTGATGCAGTAGACAAGTCTGGTACAGCGTTTCTCGCTCAGATGAAGAACCTCGTTGAGATAAGAAACTCAGATAGAGTCAACACCGCGATGGATCTCGCGTCCGGTTCCTATCGTAGCAACGTAATTGAGATCGACCTCATAAAGAGACAAGTTACACTCCCTGGCAAGTCAAATAAGTATGAGTATAACTATCAGGATGCCAAGAAGAAGTACATGTCCGTGTCAGGAAAGGGAGAGGGTGAAGACTCTCATACGGACGAATTCATAAACGGATACTTTACTCCTGAGAATGAAAGAAGATATATCGTCATACGGGACTATGACGACTCGGGCACTCAGCAACTGAGAGGTGATCAGTTCATTCCTGAGATAGTATCTAACCGTCTTGCATATCGCCATCACTTAAATCACACTATCGTGTACGCGAAGGCGCATGGCCGCCTTGATTTCAGTGTTGGTGATATCGTTAACATTAAGATTCCTGAGTTTAAGATGTCGCCTAACCCGCAGCAGAATAGACAGCTATCCGGCTACTATATGATAAATGATCTAACGCATGTCTTTAATAAAGACATACATCAGACTGATATGAAACTTGTTAAGTATGATTGGAGTACAACAGAATGAGAGAGACTGGTGTTGGGTTATACGAGCCGCTCTTCTTTATCGGAGTTGTAGAAAACAACGTTGATGAGAGACTTGAAAAGAGAGTACAGGTCCGTGCCTTCGGAGTGCATGGAACTGTGGATCAGGTACCAACCGAGAGTCTGCCGTGGGCTACTCTTATATACGGTAGCTACGATCCAAACTCCCCTCTACCTCCTATAAACTCATTTGTATTCGGCTTCTTTGTTGATGGCCGTGATGCACAGCAACCTATGATCCTTGGTCTTATACCTACACAGTTAACCGAAGTGATTAATCCTTCGGTCACCGGGTGGGGCGCAGTTCCTGGTCGTGACTCAAGTATAATCGCAAAAGGATCTACTCCTGACGATTACGGCCAGCCGTCAAACTCGAGACTCGAAAGAGGAGAGAACCTAGATCAGACATATGTTCTTCTGCAAGAATTGAACCGTGTAAAGGACGTGCCTACCGCAAAGATGAACAGCGATGATCCGTCGCCTGCATTCGAAGAACCAGCTCCAGCATACAACGCACAGTATCCATACAATAGAGTTATTGAAACGGCAAGCCACTCGATAGAACTTGATGACACTCCAGGTGCAGAGAGAATTACGATATTCCATAGATCAGGTTCATACGTATCTATTGACTCGAACGGCACATCGGTTCATAAGTCAATCTCTGATAAGTACGAGGTCAACGATACACATCAACACGTATATGTTGGTGGTAAGAGTCAAGTGACTATCATGGGAGATAGCCGAGTTCTCGTAAAAGGAAATAAGGTAGAAGAAGTTGAAGGCGACTTTATGCAGATCGTTCACGGTAACCATCTGTTATCTGTTGCCGGTCAGATGAACTTAAACGGAAGCGAAGAAGTTCAGATGCGAGCCGCCAAGCTTCGTTTTGAAGCTAACGTTGAGAACATCAATTTAAAATCGAGCAGAGCAATCAACATTGAGAGCGGAAAGTCAATCAGTGTCAAGTCTGGTGAGGCTATAGCTATACAATCAACAGACCGACTTGATATTAAGTCTGGAACAAATCTATTCTTAAATGCAGAAGACATAGGACATCTTCGAGCTCAGACTGTTAGAATAGGCGGACAGTCTCGGGTTGACATTAATGCTTCTAATGTTTATATAGACGACAACGTTAGTATGGCTAACGGATCTGCAGTAAGCCCGTCAGTAGCAACAACTGCGGTAGCTGCAGAGGGTACAGAGCTTCCAGAACCTGCATCAAAGAGTGCAAGCACGACTCAATATAGAAACAGTTCATCGCTTGGATCCGCTGGATACGCATCCCAGGATGAAGGTGGTGGAGGTTCTTCTTCTAGCGCTAGCGGTGCAGATCCTGCGGTAGAGTATACCGGATCGGCAAACGCAAGTATGGATCTTCTTACGCTTGTAAAATCTTTCGAAGGATTTAGTGAGTACCCGTACGAGGATTACGGACAATGGTCGATTGGTTACGGCAGTGGTGTTGGTCCTTCAAGTCAACCGCCTAAGATACCCGGACCTATATCCGAGCAAGAGGCGACACGCCTTCTAAGCGAGAACCTGCAGAAGTTTATTGTTAACGTTGAGACGATAAATCAGAAGGGTAACTATAATTGGACGCAAGAGTCGAAAGACGCTCTTACTTGCTTTGCTTATAACATTGGCAGTATAAATGAACTTACGGCCAATGGTACAAGAGATAATGCCACGATCGCGGCCAAGATGTTAGAGTATTCAAAAGCTGGCGGCGTTACTTTGAGCGCTCTTGTTCAGAGAAGAACTATTGAAAGACAAAAGTTTTTAAACGGTCTCGCTGGTACTAGCAGCGGTACACTTGTTTAAGTATTCGGAGGATAACCTATGACCACGAGTGGTCTGTGCAGTAGAAGAAATTGCGTAACTAGAGTTGGTGATTCTGGCGAGATCATAGAGCTTGAGATTCCTCAGGCTCTTGATATCGGAGAGTTTAGTGCCGCATCACTCAACGACTTATACCAGAGCGGTGTTGTCTCTTCTCCTGGAGATAACGATCCTATCACCGTGATTACAAGACAGTATGGAACGGATCCTTTCTATTCTTCCGTTGCGGCGGTTAACCAATACTTTACGAGACCCGACGTTAGAAACCTCATTAATCCGGATAGACACCCCCTGTTAGATGAGAGAGTAAACACCGGTGTTGTCTTCACTCCTGTAGAGATAGCAGATTTTATACGTGAGTATGGCTATACCCCGATTACTCTATCTGTATCTAGCTCCATCGTATCTATCAAGTTAATTAATGAATTCGAAGCGTTCTACACAAAGAACTTTACTCAGAGTACTATCGGCAGTTTCTGCGCTCTCGTTCCTAGCATATTTGGTGCTATAGGAGCATTCTTTACGGCCCTTGACGGAATTGCAGATTTAGTCAATAAGCTAAAGAACTTCGCACTTAACTTTTCTCTAGCAGGTCTGTTGAATCAGCTTAAAGATAATATAACAAAAGTATTGGATAAAGTAATTGATAAAGTGAAGAACATTATCGAAAACTTTTCAATCGCAGATGTTATTTCTGAAGTAAAGACATTTATAGTAGAAAAGATAGGTGGTCAGTTTCAAAAGATAAAAGAAGCTGCGATGAAGTTCTTTGATCCTGAAAACTTAAAGAACTTTAAGAATAAGATACAAGCAATCATAGACTATGCGGTCGGCGTGTTTAAAAACCCGACTCTTGAAGATATCCAGTTTCTTCTATATAGATTCTGCCAATTCGTTTCACAAGTAGAGAACGGCATCAATGCAATTAAAAACCCCCTCGACACCTTTGTGAATTCATATAAAGATACGATAAGCATTCTAACATCAAACTCAGCCGCAAATAGCGCGCGATCCGTCACTGCTGGTGGAATTCGTTACGATCTTCCTGCTCGTGGTACTGGAATAAATACAAGTAGAGAAATTTATACAGCAGCTGGAGATATTCCGCCAATGGGCCCGGAAGATTTTCAAGCAGTAACTCCTTGGAACGAAGGCAAGGGTGACTCTAGAGTAACGTTTAACGGTAGGTGGGTTGCTGCTTTAGGCAGAGATGGTTGGGAGAAAGTTGACATTGGAGTAAGAGCAATGTTAATGAAGGTTCAGAAAGACTTTGGCCGACCTCTGTTTGTAAATAGTGGATACAGATCGCCTGAATATAATGCAAAATTAGACGGGGCCGCTAAGAACTCGTATCATATGCAAGGAAAGGCTTTAGATATATCTTGGTCTGGTCTAAACAATGAAACTAAAGAAGAGTTTATAAGATTGGCGAGAACGCGTGGATTCAGAGGAATAGGAAGATACAACAGCTTCATTCATATAGACGTAGGACCAGAAAGATCGTGGTCCGGCTAGTAAGAACACAATCCTTGCCTAGGGAGGCATAATAAGTGGTAGTACAGATCGTAACACCAGTTCGTAAGAGAGTTAGTCTGTTCTCAGACTTTCACAAGGATCTCACGCAGAATCCTATTACCGAAGACTTGGCAGTGAAGAGAGACGAAGAAGCTGTAAAGGAAGCCATTAAGAACCTCATTCTTACGGATCGTGGCGAGAGACTAATGCAACCACTCGTCGGCGGAAACATTCGCGCCATGCTTTTCGAGAATAACACGCCATCGACCATAAAGATCATTCAAGAATCAATCAAAGAAACGATTAACTTTTACGAACCGAGAGCAACACTCTTGGATGTTATAGTTCAATCTTCATTAGATGAATCTACTGTAGAAGTCGCGATCTATTTCTACATAAATAACATTGAACAGCCGATCACCTTAACGGTGTTCCTAGAGAGGACAAGATAAATGGCTACGAAACCAATTAACGAACTAGATTTCGCAGCATTAAAAGATCAGTTCATTACATTCCTTAAGGGCCAGACTCAGTTTAAGGATTACAATTTTGCTGGTTCAAATATGAACGTTCTTTTGGATGTTCTATCATACAACACGTATATGAATAACTTTTATACGAACATGGCAATTGGCGAGATGTTTCTTGACTCTGCGGTTCTTAAGAACTCGGTCGTATCGCACGCAAAGGAATTAAACTATCTTCCAAGATCTAGAACTTCTGCGAAGGCTATAGTTAACCTGTCCATCTCTGCACCGACAGAGACTTCACAGACGATTACTATACCTCGTTTCACCGAATTCACATCTACTTACCAAGGATCTACTTTTACATTCATAACGAATGAAGTGTATGCTGCGCGTAGAACATCAGGAAGCACGTTCGTTGCGGCCAACGTAGAAATATTTGAAGGAGAGATACTTACGAACTTTGAGAAAGACGGCTTCTTCCTGGATGACCAGAATTTCTTGAGATGTAATCTTACGAACGATAACATAGACACTAGTACAATCGAAGTGTATGTAGATGAAGTCGCTACTGAAAATCAAAATCAATTCCTATACACGCCAGATATCTTCGGTGTCACACCAACGAGTAAGGTGTTTTATTTAGATCCATACTTTGATGATAGATACTCGATCTACTTCGGAAGAAACATCTACGGTGAGCAACCAGGCGTAGACATTGATGTTAAGGTACAGTATAGAATTTGTAGCGGTTCAGAACCAAACGGCGCAGCTCGCTTTGGTACTAGTTTTATTCCAAACGCAACGGTCACGACAGTAGAAGCTGCGAGTGGTGGAGCTGAGCGTGAGACGATTGATAGCATAAAGTACTTTGCTCCAAAGTCACTGCAGATCCAAGAAAGAGCTATAACCGCAAGAGACTACGAAGTTCTTCTTCGTCAAAGATTTCCAGACATTCAGTCAGTGTCAGTCTATGGTGGAGACGAGTTGGATCCTCCGCAGTATGGAAGAGTCGCGATATCGGTAAATCTACAGGGAGAAAGAATTCTTTCAAACACGAATAAGAATTCCTATGTTGCTTTTCTTTCAGACAAGAGTCCTCTTTCTATAGAACCGATATTCGTTGATCCAGAATTCCTATACATAGAAGCTATCGTGGACATATCATTTTCTCGTAAGCTTACGACCAAGTCAACAGCTCAGCTCGAAACTCTTATAAGATCGGCCATACTTAACTTTAATCAAACGAACCTAGATGATTTCGGTGAAATTCTTAGATCATCGAGACTATCTTCAATCATAGATGACTTGGACGATGGAATTCTGAGTAACTCGCTCTGCGTGAACCCTATTATTGAATATAAGCCGGTTCTAAACCTTGCGCTCAATCCTAAGTTTAAGTTTGAAAGTCAACTCGTAAAACCTTATCCTTACAAATCAGTAAATGGTTTCGCTGACTTTAAACCAGCCATCGTAAGTACACCATTTACTTATCGCGGAATTCTATCAAAGATACAGGATGATGGCGCTGGAAATATGCAAATTATCAGTGCTGGCGCAGTTAATACTGAAATACTTAAACCAAATGCTGGCACCGTGGATTACACAACAGGCGAAGTAAGGCTCATAAACTTTATAGTAGAGTCTTTCACAGGAAATGGTATTAAGATCTATGCGGCAACAACATCTGTTGATATAACAGCGCCAAAAAGCAGAATTCTTACAGTTCGCGACGAAGATGTATTAGTCAACTTCATAGAGACAAACTGATGCCAGTAGAAAAGCTAATATCGTTTCATATAGAACGACAGTTCCCGGCCATCTATCGTGAAGATGGTCAAGAACTTATTCAATTGGTAAAAGAATACTATAAGTTTTTAGAAACAAACACCGAACAGAGTTTATATAACGGAAGAAGACTCTTTGAGTATAAAGATATAGATACTACTCTTGAAAGTATGCTGATATTCTTTAAGAAAAAGTATCTCGCAGATCTTCCGTTCGATGGTGACACCGTAAGAATTGTTGTAAAGAACATATTAGGTCTGTATCGTAGAAAAGGAACTCAAGGCGGGCTCGAGCTCTTCTTCAATATTTTTTATAACGAAAGCATCAAAGTATACTACCCAGCCAAAGATATGTTTAGACCTTCCGATTCTGAGTGGAAGAAAGGCACCTATCTTCAGATGATGCCTAACAATGGGCTATTCACTTCAACAAAAACAACTCAGACATATACATATAAAGACCTAATCGGTAAACAAATCATTGGTGCATCTTCAAGAGTAAAGGCTACAGTTGATAAGATAAACTTCGTCATCGTCGGTAATACTATTACTCCAATACTTTTCATTAATGATGAGACTGGAAGTTTTATTGGTAAAGAAAACATAATAAGTGAATTCAGTGGTATACCTATAAGCTTTGGTGTTATCAATGGATCTCTAACATCAATAGCAGTGGATGATAATTTTGGTGGATCGATAGGAAACGAAATAGGTGACATAGTAACATTTAGAACCGACAATGGGTTTGGCGCAAAAGGGCTCGTCACCGCAGTTACTGAGAATTTTTCGGGTTTCGTTAGATACGATATTGAGGACGGGGGCTGGGGTTACTCTGTAGATACAACAAAGCTTCTTGTTTCTAACCAAACGATATTCCTTGATAACGAGGGCGGAAAGTTTCAACTGCTAGAAGCTTTAGAAGATGATTCTGGAAATAGAGGCATCGTGATCGGGCAGAGTAATACTGCAATTGGTTTAAAGATGGATGTTGGAGATGAATTTACGAACACGTCTATCATTACGACAATGGATAGAGACATAAATGTTAATATTACAACACTATCGCCATTGACTCCAATACGAATTTTGGAGAAGAATGATAGCTCACCAGGTCCTCTCTATCCAGAAACGTTAGATACTGACGACGTTATTCTCGCAGAGATTGATAACGAGGAGAGCGTGTCTCTTATCTTTGATCTAATTGGTGATTACGCAAACGTTGCTCTTAATGCTGCAAACTACAACGACCCGCCGGCAGAACAGCCTATGAGTGGTTTTCCTGACACCGATCCAATTACAATCAGTACACCTCTTAACGAGGCGTTCGATTTAACGCCTATCGATATAGGAAGAATTGTTAGGTTTGATAATATAAACCCAGGTACTGATTATGAAAACGATGTATTTGCTATAGCATATGATACACGAATATCACTTTTCAAAAAGAGAAATCAGCTAGTTACTCTTTCTAATATGCCAGCAACGATAAGTGTTGGAAGTTTGGTAACACAGGAAAGTACGAATGGAAAAGTAGTCTCTATAAATAATAATACTCTTACGATTACGCCATACACTTACGCCGGATTTAATAATACATCAGGTCTTATATTCAAAGGTGTTAACTATGGCATTGTTGGTGTGTCGACAGACTTTAATTCGCCAATTGCCGGATTTAATGCTACTATAAATGCAGTAACATCTTTCGGAGTAGGAAAGATAACCAACGTATCTGTAATCGATTCTGGTTACGGTTATACTCATAATACGATTGCCGATATCATAGACGCGGATGGAGAATTGGCATCAAAAGGAACGATCTCAGCTTTAGGCCCAGGATCTACAGAAGGATATTGGGCTTCATTGGACTCGCATATAAACGGATATGTTTTAGACGGTGCGAGTCTAACATACTATGACTCCGGTAAGAGAGTTCAGGATAGTAATTACTATCAAGAATTTTCATATGAGATTCTTTCTACAGTAAATCTTCCGGAATACGAAGAGTCTTTAAGAGAAATCGTGCACGTTGCTGGAACAAAAGTCTTTGGTAGATTTAACCTAGAAGACGTTATGTCAACACCGATATCTTCTAGAATTATTATTGACGCGGAATAAATAGAGCAAAATAGGTTTAGGAAAATGTCTGTCATCACAAGTAAATATAGATCTGATACTGCACGACGCTTCGTTGATGATGTAACATTCAACGATTACTATATGTTTGTGTCAAGCACAGCAAACACAACCGTGATTAATTCAGAAAAATCAAAAACGGAATTTCTTGAAAAAACTATCTTTGGAAAGAAGATAGGTGCACAAGAAGTTTTCTATATGATTAAGAATTATCCTTGGGAAATAGATGCAGTATACGACCAGTACGACGATAATTTAGATATGTCAAACAAGAAGTTCTACACAGTTGTCTATCCAGTGAATAACGAGGTTGGTGACTATAGAGTCTATAAGTGTCTATTCAATAACGGCGGAGCAAAATCTTTAACACCGCCTAATTACAGTGTATCTCAACAGGATCAGATTTATGCTTTGGCAGATGGGTATGTTTGGAAGTATCTGTTTAATATTAGTGAGTTAGAATTTGATGATTACAATACTCGCGGATACATACCTATTATGTCGACTGAGAGTGGTAACACGGCAGTTCAAACAAGTTCTATAAGTCAGATTGTCATAACAAATTCAACAAATAGAGGATATGAAAAGTCTGAAGGATTTGTTTTTCAAACAGCAACTGGAACTGGCGAGATAGTTATAACGGCAAGTAGTGGAACTCTTAATGCGATTGAAAACTATTACTCAGGATATACATTCTACGTAACAAGCGTATTTGGTAATGACTCGAGGTCTTACGTAGTAGATACTTATACTTACGATCCTGCTTCAAAAAGAGCAGTCATTACGTTAACCGAAGCACCGGATTATACCGTTCTTACTGACTCCGCTTCTTACAAACTATTACCTCGCATTGAAATAAAGGGCGATGGAACTGGAGCAGTTGGGCTAGCCGATGTGTCGGCAAATGGTTCTATAATAGGTGTCACAATGCTGTCCAAAGGTTCTGGTTATAAGAATGCAACCGCGTTTGTTCCAGACCCGTTTTCTTTCGACCCAAATTCGCTAAACTCTCTTAATGAAAGAGCTATACTAAGACCAATTCTTTCTTCGGCTGGTGATCATGCTTCGAACTTAATCGATGAACTTATGTGCAGGCACATTCTTGCGTACACGACTCTTACGGAGACAGACAACTTTACAGTTCCAGCTACAAACGACTTCACGAGCATTGGTATTGTTAAGAACCCTGAGTTTAAAAATGCAGGAAACAATGACATATTTGATAACCGTATAGAACTAGCTCTTGACAGTCACTCTCTTTCTGTAAATGAAATAGTTACACAGATAGAAACGGATGTTAATAGTTCATTCTATAACGAGGTAATATTTAGCGGTAAAGTTCATCAAGTTTCAAATAACTTTGTGTATATATGTGAGTACATGGGGCCGTATCCAAATTCCTCTTCATTTGCAAACACTGATTTTAGCGACATCTCGCTTAACATAAATCTGCCGATAAGATCTGCAGACAATCAAATACTTAATATAAATACAGATAACGATCCAGAGTATCCACTAGAATATGACATAGATTACCCAGGGTTTTCAATATCACCATATGTTCAGAGAACTGGAGAAGTTTACTATATGAATAGCTTCTTTCCAATTACGAGAACTGAAGAGTCAAGGGAACGATTTAAGATACTTCTTGAATTTTAAGGAAAAATAAATGCCAATTAATAAAGACCTGAATGTTGCGCCGTACTTTGATGATTTTGATATAACGAATCAGTTCCATCGCGTGCTTTTTAAACCGTCTTACGCGGTTCAAGCTAGAGAATTGACTCAGATGCAAACGATTCTTCAGAATCAGATCGAGCAGTTTGGTGATAATATATTTAAAGAAGGATCTATCATAAAGGGATGCAACTTTACAGAGTTATCAGACTTAAACTACGTTAAGCTTACGGATGTTACTGGATTTGACCCAACTCAATATGTTGGATTTACAGATACGGTCACTATAAGCGGTGTTGATTACGTAAGAGATAACACATACGAACTCGAAGGAGTTGTGACAGGAGTCCGAGCGACCGTCTTAGCTGCGACGCGTGGTTTTGAAACAAGAAACCCAGATCTTAACACGTTCTTTATTAACTACAAAACAACATCTTCTGGAAATAAAGTCTTTCAGGCTGGCGAAAGACTTAGAATATACAAAGTAAGTGTGTACGAACAAGGAACGAGCATCAATAGAGACGAAACAGAAGTTCTGACTGATAAGACTATCAACGTTACTACGTTCGCTGGGGCAGTTGGCAACTCTTTCGGACTTAAATCTGCGCCAGGTATCATATTCCAAAAGGGTCACTTCCTATACGCTGAAGAGCAGCTTGTAATTGTTTCAAAGTATACGAATGTACCGAACAGTGTGTCGATAGGTTACACAGTTCAGGAAAGAGTAATTAATGCGTTCCAAGACTCGTCTCTATATGACAATGCAAACGGATCTTTTAACCAAAATGCTCCTGGCGCAGATAGACTAAAACTTATTCCAATACTTACAGCTCTTCCAACTTCTGAAGCTGATGCTGACACTACATTCTTTACTCTTACACGCTATGTAAACGGTAATGCAGTTCTTCTTAGAGACGTATCACAGTATAACATTTTAGGCGAAGAGATGGCTCGTCGCACGTATGAAGAATCTGGTGACTACATTGTCAATGACTTTCAAACTACAGTCGTAAGAAGAGATGGTAATCTAAAAGCTTCTATCGGAAGTGGAGTCGCGTATGTTAAGGGTCATAGAGTAGAAAATCTTAGAGAGATTTTCCTCGATATAGATGACATATCGGAAGCTTCGGTTGATGATAGAGCAAATCAGGGCGTATCTTTTAACTATGGCGGGTACCTTGACATACTCGATACTAGCGTAGGAGGCGTAGTCCCATTAGGAACATTTGCAACCGTTTCTCTCAGAGACGGTGGAAACTCTGTCCTAGGAACTGCGAGAGTTCGTAACATCACTGATACCAAAATCTTCCTGTTTGATGTTAGATTGTCGGGTGCTAATCAGATATCGCAAGTGGAAAGAGTTGTTGGAACTTCCGGGTACATACCAGTTGCAAACAATTCTGTTATAAAAGAAACAAGTTCTTCATCAATGGTATTTGACACGGGAATGCTGAGTCTTAAATCTACTAGCAACCTGTCAATTCCAGTAAGAGCAAGAAAAACTATTACTGGAACTGCTACTACTTTTAACATCACGCCTGACGCTGGCGAAGATTTTAATCTAGAGAATGATGATATACTCTTTGTAGATAACACAAGTACTAGAAGAGATGTGACTAGTGCTGTTCTATCTGGTGCTGACCTCCAAGTCACCCTTGGTTCTACACCATCGACTCCTTCTACGATCTATTACAATAAGAGAATTACTAGTGCAAGCCCGTTTACGAAAGTTAGCGCTGAACTATATGTTAAGTGCACCTTCGCAAATAACGACATCGTATCATCCACAACTAGATATAATCTAGGTTTTCCAGATGTGTATGAGATCGTCTCTATTACAGACTCAGAAAGCAAAACTGTTACTTCTAGCTTTAAGCTTAAAACCAACCAAAGAGATAACTTCTACGATCATTCTTATATAGAATATATTCCTGGAAGACCAGTACCCGCGGCCGGTTTAATGACAGTTCGTTTTAAAGCATTTAAACTAAACGACACAACAGGAAGCTACTTCTTTACTGTAGATAGTTACCCTGGTGCTGTCGCCAAGAATAAGATACAGCCGTTCGTTTCATCTTCAGGAAAGGTCTATAATCTCAGAGACTGTCTTGACTTTAGACCATACGTACAACCGCTATCGCCGGCCACATATATAAATGCGGCTGTTCTTGGTACAGCGCCAACTGTAAGCAATGGATCAACAGGTGTTAACGTTGCGCCGAGCTTCTCCGGTTCATATACGATACTTACACCATCTCACGATCAGTTTGGAGAGATAGACTACGAGTTCTACCTAAACAGAACCGATGCGGTAATTCTTGACTCTTATGGCAGAATATCATTGTTAAGAGGAACGGAAGTAGAGAATTCTATTCCGCCAATCATATCTGGCGATCAGGTTAAGATCGCGGAAATATTCGTACCAGGAGCGCCAGCACTTACACCAGAAGAAGCTGACGAACAGGATAGACCTCAGTATGCTGTGCAGATCGTTCCTAAAGGTACAAAATCTTATCGTATGAAAGATATCGAAAACTTAGAAAAGAAGATCGACAGCTTAGAGTATTATGTTCTGCTGAACACCCTAGAAGCCGATACAAAAAATCTAAACATTGTTGATGAAAACGGTCTAGATCGTTTTAAGAACGGCATCATAGTTGATCCCTTTAACGATCTTAGTATAGCCAACCTAGAGAATGTGGAATTTAATGCTGCGCTGGACTTTACAGAACAATCGCTTATGCCATCTGTAAAAACATTCCCGTTAAACCTTAAGTATAAGTCTGCATCTTCTGCGACGCTGTTCCCAACCACGTCAAATGCAAAGGTCGGAACACTTCAGAGAAACACCGACGTATCCATCATATCGCAACCCTACGCCACAGAATTTAGAAACTGCGTAAGTAACTTCTATTCATATCGTGGCATTGGCGAAATAGAACCGGAATACGACGCAGTCTATGATACTGTCACTAACCCAGTTAATATAGGTTTGAATAGAAGACGCTTAACTGTGTCGACTGCCGCTACACAAGAGCTTAATCCGTTAACGTCAACCGCTATTCAAGCCAACACAAATAACACGAACCAACGCCGCGTTGGCGATTTTGTTACGAACTTTACATTTAATCCATTCATGAGAGGCCGTGACATTAATATATACATGTCTGGTCTTCGCCCTAACACTCGCCACTATTTCTTCTTTGATGAAGAAGATGTGAACCAATTTGTGTTCCCAGGAAGCAATGTTAACTCCCCGAGTGAAATAAGAAGACGCGGTGTTGCTAACGCGGCGGTCGAAACAGATGCGAACGGCGTCTTGAGGGCGGTGTTTAGTCTACCATCATCAAGGTTCTATGTTGGAGACAGAAAACTAGAAGTAGTTGACGTTGACACGCACGCTGCGATTGATAGCGCCAGCACATCGTATGGTTTTGTAACCTATAGAGCATATAACTTCTCTGTAGAAAAAGCATCTTTAACAGTCTCAACTCGCCGTGCAGCTTCTACTGCAACAACAACCACGGATAGAAATGTTACAAGAAGACCAACTGAAGGTGATCGCGGGCGAGACCCGTCGCCAGATCCAATTGCTCAGACCTTCTTCATAAAATCTGGCATGGGTCTTGGATCTGACACTGTATTTGTCTCTAAAATAGATCTGTTCTTCAAGAGAAGAAGTAATATAAACGGCGTAAATGTTGAATTAAGAGAAGTTATAAATGGTTATCCTTCATATGACGTGATACCGTTCTCTAAAGTACACCTAACTCCATCAGAAGTACTTACTTCAGATGATGCTTCTGTCGAAACAACGGTAACTTTTAATGCCCCAGTTCGTCTTGATGTTGAAAAAGAATATGCAGTAGTCGTAATACCAGATGCAGCCGATCCTGACTATCTAATCTTTACATCAAAGGTTGGTGGAGTTGATCTAACACCAGGCGCGAATCAAGGACTTCCAATCGTCCAAGACTGGGGTGATGGTGTTCTATTCACATCTACAAACAATCGCGCGTGGAAGTCATATCAAGACGAGGACATTAAGTTTGTACTGTATCGCCATAACTTCAATGCAAGTGCTGGCACTATCACACTTACAAATGATGACCACGAGTTTATCTCAACAGAGAACAACATCGGAACATTTAAAGTTGGAGAGACCGTATACAAGCTTGAGTCTAAAGACGGGACTACTGGAGCTAACTTAAGCACCGTTTCCGGAAATAATCAGATCAGCGGAACGAATCTTTCAGCCACATATTCTGCCGGCGACTTTGTTCTGATAAGCAACGGTACTACAAACAGACAGATCTTTAAAGTTGTTAGCGCAAACTCTACAGTGATAGTTGCGGATAGACCATCATATTTCACGGATAGTACAAGTGGTTTACCGATTACAATGGGTATACTTCGTCACTATGACTTTAGATATCCGGATTTTATCATTCTCGAAGAATCTTCTGCAACTTCTACACGAAAGTTTGCTGCCGGTAACACAGTGTACGGATTTGATAGCGCTGCAGCTGCGACGATAACCACGGTTGATAACGTTGAGTTCAGCTACATTCAGCCAATGATTCATAGAACGAACGATAGCGTAACCGCAACGACTCTATCTGGAACACTCGTCGATCCAGCCAACCCGTCAAACACATATAGCTTGCCGATGCAATTCAATGACAAGGCGTTGTTTAGTAAGACCGGCATGGTTGTGTATAGTAAGTCTAATGACATCGCAAGAGAAAAGACTCTAGACCTTACGGTGTCTATGTCTAACAACTCGAATGTCACTTCGTCTCCTTTCATTGACATCGAGACTGCGTCCATTCTTGCTTATCAGTGGAAGATCACCAACGATTCGACAACTACTTCTAAGTACATATCTAAAACCGTAGAATTGGCTGAAAACCTAGATGCAGAAGATTTCCGTATCTATGTAACAGGATACAGACCACGTGGTACAGATATCGCAGTATACATCAAAGTGCAATCAGCAGATGACCCAACTGTGTTCGAAACGAACGATTGGATAGAGTTAGAACTTACTGGTGGAGTTAATCTATATTCATCTGTAAGCAATGTTAATGACTTTAAAGAGTATGTGTATCAAGTATCTAACACCAATAAAAACTTAGGTGTGATTACATATACGAATGGTATTGGAACCTTTGAAGGTTATCGCAGATTTGCAATAAAGATAGAGTTACTCTCCGAAGATATCTTTAAAGCGCCAAGACTTCTAGACTACAGAGGAATATCACTAACATGATAAGAGACGAAAGATCGAGAGCACTTATCAACGATGACCTGGCTGCTCTAAATAAATACAAAGTAGACAGGGATCGAGTGAGAAAGATAGAACAAATCTATAAAGAGTTACCAGAGATAAGAAGAGTTCTTTCTTCCTTATGTGAAAGATTAGACAAGATAGAGAGCACATAAACATGGCAAAAACCGGTATAAGTCAGGTCACTACTTCGGACACGTTTCAACAATGGTTGGATAGGACCAACGACTTAGTAGATATAGTGAGTTCCGATGCTATGACGGCCTCAGCATTAGGCGATACCACAACTGGTAATTCGACTCTGATTGGATCGTTCACTGCAAATACTGTGATTGCATTTAATACTTTGCGCGCTAATACCTTATCTCCTAAAGTAGGATCGTCAGCAATAGAAGTTACGTCACCTGTAACAATTAATACACCAACACAAACGATTCAAACTCTTATAAGCACGAACGCACCTAGAGTGAATTATTCAAATGCTTCCGTGATATGGCAAGTTGGCTTTGAGTCAAACGCAAACACCAGTTTTATAGTTGACACTGGATCGGGAACTAGAAAACTTTCTGTATCTCCATCTGGCGATCTTACTATTGCAGGAAATATGAATGTTGGAAACAATCTTGTTGTTGATAATAACCTTACTGTAACTGGAACGATAACTGGAAATATTTCTGGTGCAGTGACTGGAAATATAACTGGAAACGCAGCCACAGTCACAAACGGTGTATACACGATTGGCAACCAATCAATTGCTGGCATTAAGACATTTACTAATAACACACCGAGTACTAGTAGGACGACTGGTTCTGTCGTCATCACGGGCGGTCTAGGTGTAAGCGGAGCTATTAACGCAGGTGGCGAGATCACGGCTTTTGCTACTTCTGATAGAGAATTGAAAACAAATGTAGAAAATATTACAGACGCTCTATCAAAGATTGAAAAACTGAATGGTGTTACTTTTAATTGGAATGACTTAGCTAAAGAAGTTGAGAGTAAAGATACTAGTGTTAAAGAAGTTGGTGTCATCGCTCAAGAAGTAAACCAAGTATTACCGGAAGTCGTAACAACTCGAGAAAACGGATACATGGCTGTTCGTTATGAAAAATTAGTACCGCTATTAATCGAAGCGATTAAAGAACTTCACGAAGAAATAAAAACTTTGAAGAATGGTAGTTAAAACTCTTTGTTCTCTAAATATCATGTTGGTATTTCTTCGATATAAATAAAAGAAAAAGGGATCTCGACAACCATGTCTAAAATATCCGAACTTGGTAAAATTACCGGCGGTAATACAAAATCCAGAGACTTGTTTGTAACTGTCAGCCTCGATCAGGGCGACGACGGCACGAAGAATATTACTCGTGCCGAACTAGTAAAAGCTATTCAGCAAGAAGTTTTTACTAATATAAAGATTAATGGCGGCGATTATATTCAAAACATCCCGCTTACAAACGTAACGATTACGGGCTCGGTCATCAACACTTCTACGATGAACAACTCGACTATCAATACGTCGGTGTTGAATAACTCGGATATTAATAACTCTGACATAGACGAATCCGATATCACGAACTCTACGATGGAATCATCCGTCATTAACATTTCAACTATGAATGCGTCGTTTATTAACGCATCGATACTAACAGACGTTATCATAGACGATTCAACTATAAACGACGCAATTATAAATGATTCCACTATAAACGACGGGATCATAAATGACTCAACAATAAACGACCCGAACATTAACGTTGATGAAGCATTTGCTCCTGACATATCAAATACGGATTACTTCTATCTTAAGGACGTTTCTTTAGGCAGAACTGTCGCGATCTCTTACGAGGATCTATACAAAGAGATATCTAAAACCGCAAAGAAAGCAAACAAAGTATACGTCGGTGTTGATGGAGATGATACGAACCCAGGAAGTTATCTAAAGCCAGTTGCAACTCTCGCGCGGGCATTCGAACTTGCACAAGAAGCTGCGGCCGGTGGTATACCTTCTGGTTATCCTGGAGATAACAGCCCAGGCATCCCAACGGCGATTACCGTTTTTCCTGGCGACTATTACACAAACGGAAACCTTTCTCTTCCGGATCGTTGCACGATGGTGTCGACAAACGGACAGTATGCAACTCGTATCATTCAGAACCCTGGATACGAAAGAGAAAACGTCATACTCATAGGATCTGGCTGCTATGTTCAAGGTTTTTCTTTCTTTAATAATATTGTTGATAACTTTGACTATCCGTCTAAAGGGTTCGCTTTTTCGTTCCGCCCTGGTGCTAAAATCATTCGTTCGCCATATTTAAGAGACTGCAGTCAGATAGCGAACTACTTTGGAAGAGAGATCCCTCCTCTATTAAATCCATTCAACAGCCGTGGTACAATTGAGGATCTAGGATACGAGGTAGAAGTTACCGGAGTTACCGGAACTTGGGAAGTTGACGACCTAGTTACGGCTAACAACGGCGTAACAGGATATGTGTCAAGAGTCACCGAGATTGGATCTGGAACGATATACATCAGAAACAATAGCGATGATCTTGAAGTTGGGTCACTCATTACATCTTCATCCGGCGGAACGGCTATCATTGATGCAGTTCTAGAAGAAGACTATCCTAACAAAGAAGTAGGAAGAGGTGGGGGGACTGTACTCGCAGACCGAGCATTAGTCGACCAAGACTCAATCTTCCCATACATACTTTGCTTTGGTGTTACACCTAGAACTCAGAATGGTTTGGGTTATGTTGCGAAGAATGGCGCAGGTATTAATGGCATCAGCTCTCTTTCCATCTTCTCGCGCTGTGCGTTCTATTCTCTAAACGGCGGTCAGATTACTCTAAACAACTCTGGTACTCAGTTCGGCGACATATCTATGCGCGCGAAGGGATCTACTCCGGTCCAAAACCCTAGATTAACGACCGCTACTCTTGTAGAGAACGACGGTCTTGCAGATGAAATACTCGCAGGCGCAAACACAATCATAGACGACATGTGGGACTATCTAACGATCACTGAAGGGTATTCTGCAAACACTGTAAACGAAGAACTTACTCGTAGAGATGCTCTAAACTTTATACGTTCTATCACAAACGATTTTCGTGAAGGTACACAAACAGGAACTCGTATATTTACAGCTGGCCTCTTTAATTATGAAGGAAGACATGTATTCTCGGTGTTTAATCCAAACACCGATGGCTTAAGATACATAGGAAGCGTAGCTACTGTTGGAGCTCTACCTAGTGGAGTTACGGTAGAAGTAAATGATGCGTATGTTGTATATACCAGTGTATCAAATATCTATGACGGAGACGTCTACTACTGGGATGGATCTGCGTGGACTAACGACGGGCCAAATGATATAACTCTTCTTAACGCCTTTACAGATTCGTTTACTCATATGGGTGACTATATTAAGATAAACTTTACACTAACCGCCACAGAAGAAAATATGGTTGACGGTCTTGTAGATGACGTCCTCATAGCAAGCTTAAGAAATCCTCGCATTCTTCGTTTCGGTAGCCTCGTAGAGAGTCTCTCACACCAGTTTAACCTCGCAAGTGCAGGCGTTAACGTTAACGCGCTTCCACTTAACTTCAGAAGACTTGGCCAGCCTATATCAGCCGCTGCATCTGTTCTTCAAGAAGATGGTGGAAGAGTACGTTGGTCTGGAGCCGACGAACTAAATAACCAGTACTTCGCTAGAGGTCTTAAAATTAACGGTCGTACCGGAAGAATTGAAGGAAGGCCATTCACATCATCTGTTAGAAAACTAGCTCGTAGAGCTTCGCAAAGTAGGGCATCAATATGACATATAGCATAGTTACAACAAGCCAAGCGCCTGACGCAAAGCCAATTGGTCTAAGCGTAACCTTAACTGACGACTGGGAGACTATTATTGAAGTTCCTAGTTTTGAAGTACCCGAATTAGTATTCGGCGGCGACACCGTCGTCGTTCCCGGGGTGGCAGAAATTATCAGTCCAATGATTATCACTAATATTGATGTTCAGACTGTAGATGTAAGCGTAAGAATATACAGAGCAAGTTCTAACACGTCATTCATAATAGCTAACGAACTACCAGTTCCTGCGTTTGATGTTCTTCCACTTCCATTAAACGGTCAGTTCATATACACTGGAGACACGGTTGATGTAAAAGCATCTATAAATGGGTCAGTAAATGTAACAATATCCTACACAATAGGACAAGCGGAGCAGGATGATGTCGCTTAAGACAGTAAGAGGAAGAACACCTATAATAGGACCCGGTATTAGGCAGTCCTACCCTATCGCTCTAGATCCTGGTGTATACGAAGGCTCGATTGTTTATGCAAACACAGATTCTTCAAACACTAGTATTATGTACTATTCTGATGGTTCTGATTGGATAGAAATCGGGATATCAGTCCAGGGTCTTCAAGGTCCACAAGGTCCACAAGGAGTACAAGGTGTACAAGGTAACTTTGGCCCTGCGATTAAAATCATCGGTGAGGTCGCAGATGTAAATGCTAACACCAACCCAGACGGCCTTCTTTCAGCTTTCTTTCCATCAGCGCTAGTTGGCGATACGGTTGTTGACCAGGCATTAGATGAACTATGGGCTTATATCGGAAATGACGATTGGTTAAACCTCGGCCCGTTTAGAGGTACACAGGGTATTCAGGGACCGCAGGGACCGCAAGGAGTTCAGGGTAACCAAGGTAACCAAGGTCGTCAGGGTAACCAAGGTACACAGGGTACTCAAGGTAGACAAGGCGGGCAAGGTTTACAAGGCGAAACTGGAACTCAGGGTACTCAAGGTAGACAAGGAACCCAAGGTACTCAAGGTCGGCAGGGTACTCAAGGATCGCAAGGTCTGCAGGGTATTCAGGGTGTAGGTGCAACTGGTGCTGCTGGCTCACAAGGTGTTCAAGGTATTCAGGGTTCTTTAGGCAATCAGGGTATTCAAGGACCGCAAGGGACACAAGGCACCCAGGGATCACAGGGTATTCAAGGTCTTCAGGGTACACAGGGTCGTCAAGGAACTCAAGGAACTCAAGGTCTTCAGGGTACACAAGGAACTCAAGGTCTTCAGGGTATTCAAGGTACTCAGGGTATACAAGGACTGCAGGGAACACAGGGACGTCAAGGTATACAAGGTCTTATCGGTCCATCCATTAATCTTATCGGTTCTGTTGCAGACGTAAACGTAGCTCCGCCTAACAATCCACAGACTACTCTAAACGCAGCATTTCCAAGCGCAACTGCCGGAGATGCAGTTATAGACGAGTTGGAAGGAGATGTTTGGGCGTATAACGGAACTACGTGGACAAACGGAGGCCAGATCAAAGGTCCTCAGGGTACGCAAGGTCGTCAAGGGACACAGGGAACTCAAGGAACTCAAGGTCTTCAGGGTATACAGGGAACACAAGGAAGACAAGGTACTCAAGGTATCCAAGGTCTTCAAGGTATACAGGGAAGCCAAGGTAGACAAGGTATACAAGGTATACAGGGAATTGGAACCCAAGGTTTACAAGGACAGGCCGGCGCAGCCGCCAATCAAGGTATTCAAGGTACGCTTGGTATCCAAGGCGCTCAAGGAATTAGCATTCAAGGTGCGACTGGCGCTGCTGCTTCTCAAGGTCTTCAAGGTTTGCAAGGAACTTTTGGTAATCAAGGTCTTGCCGGACAGGCAGCTGCGCAAGGTATCCAAGGTCGAACTGGAACACAAGGATTCCAGGGCCTTCAAGGTAGACTTGGAAACCAAGGCATTGAAGGAGCCGCGGCTGCTCAAGGTATTCAAGGCACGCAAGGTCTTCAAGGTAGACTTGGAAACCAAGGCATTGAAGGAGCTGTGGCTGCTCAAGGTATTCAAGGTAGGCAAGGCGGGCAAGGCATTTCTGGAACCGGCACTCAGGGAAATCAAGGTATTGCAGGTGTAGTCGCCGCTCAAGGTTTCCAGGGTAGGCAAGGTACAACGGGTGGCCAAGGACTACAGGGTCTTGTAGGAACAGGCGCAACTGGTGCTAGCGGCGATCAAGGTATTCAAGGTACGCAAGGGTTCCAGGGAAGACAGGGTACGCAAGGGTTCCAGGGTATTGCTGGATCGGGTGCAACTGGTGCAACTGGTTCACAAGGTATTCAAGGTACGTTTGGTATCCAAGGTCTTAGCGGCTCAGCTACATTCCAAGGTTTCCAAGGTAACCAGGGTACTCAAGGTATTGCTGGAACCGGTAATCAGGGTATCCAAGGTCTTACTGGTGCTGCCGCAGCGCAAGGTTTCCAGGGAAGACAGGGCGTCCAAGGTATACCTGGAGAAGGTAACCAAGGTTTCCAAGGTACTGCCGGTACTGTCCAAGGTTTCCAAGGTAGACAAGGTACACAAGGCATTAGCGGAGC